TAGATGTAACAGGTAAATTAAAACCATCAGACATACATAAAGTTAAGAGATATAATAAGGATAAGTAATACATATAGGTTAGAGATTTGATTCTAAGGTGGTTATTAGCTTTGTAGTTACGTTTTAGAATAATAGTGGTATAAGTTGTTGCCTTAAAATTGGACAAGGTAGATAAGCTAATAAGTGGGTTTAAGAGAATACGAATAAATTAATATAAATAAGTTAATCAAATGCGTGTTTTAAAGGGAAATTGAACATCAAAAAGTAATAAATCAAAGAAATGGAGTGAAGTTAATGTTAACATGTAAAGTTGGTCAAACAGCAGTTGATACATTTACATACAGAGAAGAACAGTTAAGAGAATGGTCTAATAAAGGAATGTTAAAATGTCCTGCTTGTGGAGAGAAAATGTTATATTGTAATGGGGATTTTAAAATTGCCTATTTTAGACATGAAAAGAATAGTGACTGCCCCGATATTTATTCAGAAGGAGTTACGCAAGAACATATACAAGGAATTAAGATATTATATGATTGGTTGAAAATTCAAGAAGGAATAAAAGATTTGCAGTTAGAAAAATGGATTCCAGAAACTCGCCAACGTCCAGATATTTATTTTATAAAAGATGAAAGGGAATATGCAATTGAATTTCAATGCTCACCTATAGCTACCAAATATAATAAAAGGCATGACTTATATAGATTACAAGGAATAAATGATATTTGGGTTCTTGGAGTAGATAAATATTCAATAAATGAATATGAAAAGATGTTATCTTTAGAATTATTTGAATATAAAATTAATGATATAAGACTAAAAACAATAGAAGTTGAAATTAATAATTCGAATAATTTTCCATTGATGTATTTAAATAATACAGGAAACCTAATAAAATCAATTGATAAATTGAAAAATGTGTATGGATATAAAACTAAATATAATAACATTATAGATAATAAGAAAATTGAAAATTGTTATCTAAAAGATATTTTAAACAAAGGTAACTTATATGATGACAATAACCCTTTTAAAATTATCGGCAATGTAATAAAAAATAAAGTTAGTGAATTAAATAAGAGAAGCTATAGTGACAATTATAGGTTTTCTACATATGTTTTAAGTGGAGGTTCTTATATGGGGATTCGTTCACATAATAAAGGATATATTTATAGAACTACTATTGATGATTTTAATGAAAATAAATTAAATGATTTTATTGAATGTGAAATTATCCAAGAAGAAAAAAGAATACAAGAAAACAAAAAAAGGAAAATGGAAATACAAGAAAAGACCATGAAGTGCGAAAGATTAACAAATCAATTTAAAATTGTAAATAAAAATTGTAAGTTCGAATATGGGAATGGAAATTATGGTTTGTATTTATGGAAAATTATATTTACTTGTGATGTATTTGAAAGAACATTTTTCATAAAAGAAAACCAAACAGATTGTACAGAAAAATGTGGTTATTATATAAATTTAGATTGCTATAAGTACAGAGAATTGAACATAAATAAGGTGTTCGAGTATATATCTAAGAATATATCAAATACTCTTAGAAAAGAAAGATATGGGAGGTGAGAATAATGAAGATATTTAAAGTATTTAAAAAATCTATAGCTTTAAAACTCATCGCCCTAGGATACATATTGGAAGATATACAACCACTAAGTTACAAACCTTGGTTTAGTGTATTTTTATTTAAAGACAGTAAAGAAATAAGAAGAGATTTTGAAAAGATACAAAAAGAAGAAATAAAATAAATAAATATAATCTAATACAAATATCGAAAGGAGATTATTATGAAAGTAATAAAAGAACTAAAAGTTGGAGAAGGCATAAATATTATACAAAGAGAAGGGAAAGATTTAGTATTATCTAAGGAAGGAGGATATAAAACAACTTTCACTGATAAAAAAGGAAAAGAGCATAGAAAAAATATATGGAATGCAACTATGGATTGGTGTTTTGATTCAGTTAAAATGAATGAACTAAAAATTGATAAAGATATGTCCAAGCCTTTTTATATGATTGATGGTAAACAATACTCAGATGCCATAATAAGTGTAAAATTTAAATGTGCAATAAAAGAATCTGAAGAGATAAATGGATTTAATGAACAATTACTAGAATTAAATAAAACAAATAAAGAACTAGAAACAAAATTAGTAGAACTTAGAAAGCAAGGAATATCATTAAGACAATGTAAACATAAAGGAGAATATAAAACTAATCTTACACAAGAACAACAATTATATATTGAATTATATAAAAAACAACAAGATATTACTGAAGAAAAAAGAAATAAGGTAAAAGAATTAAAAAATCAAAAGAAAAGTGATATACAAAACACTGAACAAATTAGAAAAGAATTATATAAAAATGGATTTGATATAATAGATAGTCAAGGTAAAAAATCTCATATGGTTAGATATAAACGTTCTAGTGGTTCTAGTAGAGTTGGAAAATGTTTATTTATAAGAGAAGATTTATATAAGCCTATGATAGATTGGACTATGATGGATTTATACATAAAAAATGGAGATGAAATTGATTTAGCTAGTTATGAGGCATACATAAGTTTAACACTAAGTTCTATGATAGATACTATAGATATAAAACCAGAAAATATACTAATACTTAAAGATGAAGAATCAAAAATAAGAGAAGAATGTATGGTTACTGAACAGATAATAAACAAAGAAGGAAAAGCAGTATTATGCACAACTAAAAAATATACTGATGTAATAAATAAAATTTGGGATGGAGAAAGTTTGCTTGATAGTAGTTTATTTGAAGAAAAATATAAGGATAAAGGAATGTTATTGCTAAGAAATAAATTTGTAAAAACATGTGCATTTAATACTAATATTCAGCAATATTATAAAGAATTCAATATAACTATGAATGACATAAAAAATAGTAATTGTTATCTTTATACTAAAGCTAAAAAAGTTGAAGACATATTGTTAATAACAACGCCTTCTAGTTTAAAATATTGTAAATTTGGATTAATTGAAAACTATTTAAGTGACATGAGTTACAAATGGGGAGTTGTTAAATATGACAAACCAACACATTACTTTGATGGAGAATTAGTCCAAACACATTATCAATTATTAAATTCTCTTAATTGTAATAAAAAAGATATATCAGAAATATTATCTCAAACAAAAGAATACGTAGGTTTATTAAAGAATGATATGGCTGTATTAAGGAAGCACTTAAAAATGCAGATAGAACAAAATGAGGATTGTAGATTATCAGATGAAGAGATTGCGACAAGGGAAATAGAAGGGTTTTACAATGAAGATTATTTAAATATAAACAAAGATAATCATACAAAAGATATGATGTATACTCTATTAACTTTAAACGATAAGATTAAGTTTACTACTGAATTCATTAATTTCCAAAAAGATGTTATAAGAGCATACAAAGACAATGCTAGATTAGGGCATATCTTAATTCACGGTAATTATAGCGTATTGTGTGGAAATGGAATAGAAATGTTAAAAGGCTCTTGTGGAAAATGGAATATTGAAGACGGTTCAATTATTAAAAAAGGAACAATATACTGTAATAACTTTGAAGAAGTAAAACTTATAGGTTCAAGAAGTCCTCATCCTTCCCCTAGTTGTATATTTATTTCTAAAAATACAATATACGATGAAATAGATATATATTTTAATAGTAGTAAACAAATAGTACATATAAATTCAATAGAAGAGAATAACTTAGAAAAATTATCATCAGCAGATTACGATAGTGACCAAATGCTTCTTAGTGATAATGAAAAACTTATTGAAATTGCAGAAAGACATTATAAAGATTATCCTGTATCAGTAAATTGTGTGGTGGGTAAAAAGACTCCTAGATATTATACAGATGAGGACAAATGTGATTTAGATGTAAAAACTAGCAAAAATCTTATAGGGCAAATAATAAATCAAGCACAAATTTTAGAGAGTTATTTAAATGATATTAGATTTAAAATAAACAAAGAAAAAAATAAAAAAGTTAAACAACAATTGCAAAAAGAAATAGATGATATATTTATTGATATATCTACTTTAAATATAATGTCTTGCATAGAAATAGACAAAGCTAAAAAAGAATTTGACATTGATAGTGAATCTGAATTAAATAAAATAAAGGATAAATATAGTAATATCAAATTGCCTAATTTCTTTAAATATACTGCTAAAAAAACTTATCAAGATAAAAAGGACAAGATAAAAGATAAAATATTAAAGGTTACACCATATGAAAAAGTAGATAAGAACAAGGATACTGAAGATATTATCCTAAAAAAGAAAGAAAATAATAAAGTAATTAAAGAGATAATAGATAAAGCAATTTCTTCTATGGAAAAAGAAAAATATGAACATTATAATACTACGATGGATTATCTAGAGACTGAAATAGACAAATTTACATATAATAGAAAGACAGACAGAAGAGTTGATAATAAAGACAATATAACTAACATATTAGACTTATTAACAAATAAATATAAAGAAATATTAAATCATATAAGTGATGCAGATAGAAAACAAATAACTAAAATTATGGACTTAATAATTGATAGTGATAAAAAAACTAGAGCATTGTGGTGTAATACTAATTTAACTGGTGAAGATAAATATTTTAAAACAATACAATATAGAGTGGAATTGGTAAATAAACTATCTTCATTTAAAATAAAGTTTGTAACTCTGATATCAATATTAAAACAAATTAAGGAGGGTAAATATAGTAATATAGGAAGAGTTGCATTAAGTGTGCTATATTCTAGTCATAGAGAAATGTTTCTTGAGATGTTCAGAATACAACAAGAAGAAATCGAAATATTGTGTGAGGGAGAAGATATAGAATTATATGGAATGTGTTTTGGCAAAAAGAAAACTTCTAGAGATATTTAATAAAAATATCGTAAATTTCCACACTTTAAACAAATTAAAACAATTAACAATAATGCAAACCGTTGGTATCACTAGCATTGTAGAGTATATATATTATGATAAACTTCGGGATTATAGGGAGAAAGAAAAACATTTTAATAGTTGAAAAATCTAAGACCGTATAAGTGTATTCTCCCAACACTTGTATAAATAATAATATAAGATACTATCGCCTTAAGCGTTAATATACCAACGCCCTTAAGTGGGCGATACACTCTATACTTTTTAATTTTTCATAACATTTCATTTTACCCCTTTATTTATTTAACTTTCTTTCTCTCCTAAATGAACGTTCGGTTACAAACAGGTAACTGACGTTCATTAGAGAGAAAAAGCAAAAGGAAATGAGATTGAATAAATTAAGATAAATAATAATTTAAAATTACAGTTTTAATTTGAATTAAGATAGCTGAATAAGTTATTTTAAAATATATACCGTGACTGGTGAAAACGTCAATGGAGGAATAATAATGGAAATGGATTTAATAACATGTAAAGAATGCAATATTCACAAGAGTATTACTAAATTTTACAGAGTAATAAAGGAGAAATTGGTAGACAGTAAATATCAACCTTTTGTAATCTGTAAAGATTGTATCAAGAAAGATTATTTAGCTGAATATGAAAAAGTAGATAATGATTTTAGACAGGCTTTGATAATCATGTGTACTAAATACAACATATACTATGACGAAAATTTAATGCAATCATCTAAAGATAATAATATTGAAGATGGATGGAATTTATTTCAACAATACATAAAATATATTAGTTCGTTACGTCAATATATCGGATTAAAATATAAAGATTCAATATGGGAAAATAAAAAGTCTTCTATCGGTAATTATTCAGATATACTAATTCCAGTTGAAGAAAAATCAGATATAGACTTTATAAATGATGATATAAAGCAATTAAAGAAAAATATAGAGAAAGCAATTCAGAAAGAAGACTTTAATGCTCATAATAAATGGATGAATTGTTTGAGAGATGCTATTGAATTAAGAGAAAGATTACAAGGTATTAAAGAAAATATTATAAACATTGGCACAATTATGGTTAAAGATGAAGTTGATATTAATAATTTAACAGAAGAATTAACTAAATTTGCTAAAAGAAGTAGATAAAATATAACTTTTATCAACAAATTAATAGATATAACTAAGTCCTAATTTAAGTGTTCAGCGTTCGAATTCAGGATATTATAAAAAGGACTATTGAATTTTTATGTAAGTTAATACTAAATCACTGAAAGGTATTACTTGGTGGGAGTGCTTTTCAGAAAGTTCTAAGGGATTTATCTTAAAGTCCCTTTCCATAATCCCTAAAAGGGAAATAAATTAAACAAAATTAGAGGAGAGATTTTAAAATGAAGAAAGAACAAGTAATTGAAGTAATTAAGGAAACATTAGGACTAGAAAGTAAGAAGGAAGCAGAAGGTAAACTTGCTGAATTTGACAAAGTGGTTAAAGCAGTAACAGAAAAATTAGAAGTAAAAGATAAAGCTAGAATTGGGTCATTTGTTGAAGTAGAAAAGAAGCACGTTGAAGCTAAACATTCAGATGCTAGAGTAGGAAGAAATCCTAAAACTGGAGAACCAATTCAAATAGAAGCTAAGGATACTCCAGCATATGATAAAGTAACAATTAAAGGAACTAAGGGTTTAAATAAGTAATTAAATAAAATGGATATATCAAAAGAGATTTAATTGAGTTTTACTTATATTAAGTCTCTCTTTGACTATTATTCACTTTACCTTAAAGGTATAAAATATAATAGAGGGAGACTTGAGTATGAGCAAAAAGAAGAAAAGTGAAGAACATGATTTTAGAATTACACCATATCACGTAAATAATTCAGTTACAGGTTCAAGTGTACTTTGTGAAGTAGATGGATTAAAAATATTACTTGATTTAGGAATGTTCCAATCACAAACGCATAAGTTAGAAGATATTTATAAGATTAATCATAATAAATTAAAAATACCTTTTGATAAATTAGATTACATAATATTATCATCTGGACATGCTGACCATTCATGTGGATTAGGAGTTATTGGTAGAAAAGATGTAAAATTTAACGGAAGAGTTATGGCTACAGAGTTATCTGCTGAATTAATAGCTTTAAATGTAAAAGATTCTGCACATTTAATGAGTGGAGAATGTGAAGCTTATAATAAGAATCATAATGCCAATTTAATACCTTTATATAATGATAGTGACGCAGAAAATGCTTTAAGTTATATTCAAGGTTATGGACATAATGAAAAGATAAAATTAAATGACAAAGTTTCATTTGAGTTTTTACCTAATGGACATTTAAGTGGTGATGGTAGTATTTATATTACATATCAAAAAGATGAATATACAAAGAAAAGATTACTATATACTGGGGATCACAATTTTGGTAGAGAAAAACCATTCACTAAAAAGTGGGTAGAAAAATGCTTAAAGGCAGATTGTATAATTAGTGAATCAACCTATAGTGGAAAAGGTCATTTAAAACAAAATAATTTTAAAGTTTTGGAAGATGCAATTTTAGATGTATGTGTTAATAAAAAAGAAATTCTATTTATACCAACTTTTGCAATACATAGACAAACAGAAGTAGTATATATGTTAAAACAAATATTTGATAAAAATAAGGTATTAAAGAATTCAAATATACCAATTTATTCGGCAGGAGTAATGAGTGCAAAAGCACATAGAATACTAGGTAATCCAAAATATAAATGTTTCTATGATGAAAAATGGCAAGATTTAGATGATGTTTTTGAATGGGAAGGTGTAACTCATATAGAAAGATTTAAAGATGTATCAGAGAAATTGGTAGATAATAAGGTAAAAATAATACTATCAAGTTCAGGTATGCTTAGTGGAGGATATGCAAGTTATTTAGCTAGTTGTTTTGTCAATAGATCTAATGTAAGCTTTTTATTCAGTGGCTATCAAGCAATTGGTAGTGTTGGAGATAAGATAATGAGTCAAGAACATAAAACAGTATCTATTCAAGGAAAAGCCTATCTAATTAAAGCTAATTCATTAGGTAAGCTAGATTTAAGTGGGCATGCTGGAAATGATGAATTAATAGGTTTAATAAAATCTGTAAATCAAAAAGTATTAAAGAAAATAATTTTGATACATGGAGATGATGATAGAAAAGAATTATTAAAAGGCCAATTAGAAAAAGTGTTAAATGATAAAGAAATTATTATTCCTAAAGTGGGAGAAGTAATAAAATTTTAAAAATAAATTAATAGAATAAAAGGAGAGAAATTATTATGGCTAAAAAAGCAATATCAGAAAAGAAGGTAACTACAACAAAATTATCATTAGAAGGAACTTTAAATTTAGATGAATTATCTGGATTTTTAATGGAATTCGAAGAAGAAGGCGAAAAAAACGTTGATGAAAAGTTAAAGAAATATAACGGTAGATATGGTGTATTGACTTTCGCTATTAAAGAGGAAGAAGATATAGAAGATTAGCCGATATAAGGCATGTACTCATTGAGAGGTGACCTTAAAACAACTATTTTACGTTAATCGTCCGAGGGTAACGGGGATATAAATATTTAGAATATTATCCATATGCTTGTGATGGGAATTGCCTACATTAGTCTGAGCCATTAAATTTATCGAAGTAGAGATGTGAAACCTACTCGATTCTAGAGTTAACTATGAAAAATCGGTGAGTTTCTACCTTAGTGGTTATTTTATCAAGATGTGGTCTCAGCATGTAAAATCAGAGAAAGTTGTGATAATTTCAAACAACTATAAAAAGCTTTCAAGATGGGAAGTCGTGAAATGTGGGAAGGTTATAGCAAATAATATTAGGATATAACCAAAGTAATTTTTCGGTGGATTAAAATTATATTATTTAGATGTTATCATAGCATACCAAAAACGAAATAGATAACAATGTGTATCTATTAAGCAATAAATTAAATGTCGCTTCAAGATTAGGTATTTAATTTGCTTTATAATGGTTTTATGTTTACCAAAACTTGAATAGGATTAACAATCTGAAAGAAAACATATGATTTTGAAGATAGGCTTTACGCCAGTGATTTAATAATTAATTAGATAAAACTTGGTTTTCTAGAAACCAGTAGATACATTAAGTTCTATACATCTTATATATGTATCATAAAATCTAATGTTTAATAGGGTATGAAAACCTAACAAAATGCTGAATTGAGTTTTGATGACTGAATTAATATAACATTAGACGTAATACAATCATAGCAGGTACGTTAAGCTTGCTTTTTAATATGGGTGGATATGTCTAGTGGCGATGACAGCAGACTGTAAATCTGTTACGTAAGAAACAACGTAGGTTCGACTCCTACTTCACCCACCAAACAGAGTCTAAGACAGGATTAACGAATTACGATAGTTCTTTGTTAACTGGAAAAGCTTCCGATTATATGATACTCGAAGTACAAGAGTGTTACCCTATAGAACTAGTGGGTTTACCATACGGATAGGGATTTTAAAATAACAAATAAATTAAATATAAAATAAAGTGAATTCCATGAACGTTGATTGTAATGTGCATGGTCATTTTTATTATATTTAAAAAGATGGAGAGAAGAAATATGGTTATGAAAAACGATGGCAGGGAATCAACAAAAATGAAAAAGAATAAACAACATAAGAAATATAAAGACGTTAAATGTAATGACAAAGAATGTCGAGGAATAATTGATGTAGATTTAGCTATTGAGATTGGAGATATAGAATATTGCGATACTTCAAAATCAAGTATCTATGTGTATTGTCCAATTTGTGGATTAAATCATAAGGTTGAATTGAAGAAATAAAATTAAATAAAGGTGAGGGAAATATTATGGAAGATAATAAATCATTAGAAAGACTATATGGTGAAAGTGAAAATGAATATATTGCTAGAGCTTACAGAAATAAAATAGATTTAGGATTAACAAACAAAGAACTGGCAACTCAATTGAATCAAAATTTGGGCACAAACTATGGAGAATCAACATTACGTGGACGTGGGCAATATTTCAACGAAGGGTATGAAAACGGATGGGAGAAAGCTTTAAGTAACTTAAAAAATGAAGATTCGGAAGAACTAACTAGTTTGAAATTAAAAAATGACAATGGATATGAACAAATTAAAAATTATAAAGAAACTGTTGAAATAAACAAAGATGGTTCTTATACATTAGATAAATTAATAGGTGTGGAAAACGAAGAAGTTTTAAAGGATGAAAATTATTTATTAACTTGTCATGGATATGATCCTAAGTTATGGCAAATTGTTTCAGCTAGAAATAGTAAATGGAATGTACAATTAAAAGGTGGGAAAGTTAGTAAACTATATGCTAGTAGAGTTAATATTAAACCTAGAGTTGATGATATTAATATATTAGAATTAGAAGAACATTTTAATAAATTTCAAAAAACATATAAAGGAATTGATATTCCTAAATTTTCTAATAAAAATGCAGACAACATATTGGTGCTTCCGGTTTACGACTTGCATTTCGGTAAGAAATCTTATGAATATGAAACAGGAAGTAAAATTGATGATGAAATATTAAAAGAAAGATACATAAATGTTTTAAAAGACATTATTGACCAAGCAAAACATAGTAATTTTGAGAAAATAATATATCCAATAGGTAGTGATTTCTTTAATAGTGATACTATAGATAACTCTACTACAAAGGGAACAAGTCAAGATAATAGTTTAAGATGGCAAGAAATGTTTACTAAAGGATTAGATTTAATTATAGAAGGTGTTGATTTACTGTCTAAAGAATTAAAAACCAAAGTAGAAATATTCTATGTTATGGGAAACCATGATACTATGTCTTCTTTTTATGCAACAAGATATTTACATGCGTGGTATAAAGACTGTAATAACGTGTTTATTGACTCAAATGCCAAAGCTAGGAAATATATTGAATATGGAAAATGTTTAATAGGATTTACTCATGGAGATAAAGAAGGGAAAAGAATATTTAATTTAATGCAAACCGAACAATCTGAAGCATGGGGAAGAACTAAGTATAGAGAATGGTTAACTGGTCACGTTCATCATGAAACTGTTAAAGAAGAAGGTGGAGTTAAAGTTAGAACTGTATCTGCTATATGTGGAACTGATGCTTGGCATTATTTAAGTGGTTTTGTGGGAAGTTTAGAGCAAGTACAAGCTTTTGTTTGGAATAAGAATAAAGGTTTAAGAAGTATTATATATGGAAGTATTGAGAATTAGTTAAAAATAAATTAAAGGATTAAATGGTGAAAGTTATGGGAGAGATGTTTGTACCAGTGAATAGATTACTTGAATCTATGAAAGAGTATGATTATTTACATAAAAATATAATTTATCTAGATGATGAAGTTTCTAGAGATACACAAGTAATGTTTTGTAGACAATTAAGAAAATTAGCTGAACAGGAGTTAGTTAAACCTGAAAAAGATAGACAATCTATAAAAATAAGGATTTCAAGTTTTGGTGGTTGGGTTGTAAGTTTTATGGCTATGGCAAGTGAAATGTTACATTATCAAGAAAAAGGAATAATAATAGAAACTTATTGTGATGGATTCTGTATGTCAGCAGGAGCATACTTATTAATGTTAGGTTCTAAAGGATATAGACATGCAACTAGATTTTCAGATATATTAATTCATCAAACTCAATTCTCAGGAAGTGGACATCAAACTTACAGAGAAAAAGAAAAGAGTTTTGAATATGACAAAAGAGATTGGAAAATGTTGTGTGATTTAATGAGACAATATACTAATTTATCTGAAGAAGATATTGAAGGATTAACTAAATACAATCTTGATGTATCATTCAGCAGTTCTGAAGCATTAGAAAAAGGCATAGTGGATAAAATAATATAAGGAATATAGGTGAGAAATATGTGTGAAGTTAATGAAAATGAATTAAATCAAGAAGAAATAGAAGATAAAACTATTGAAGAAATGAGTCAAGAAGAACTTGTAGAAGTAGTATATCAATTAATGGATATGAAAGAAAAAGAAATTGAAGTAAATATGGATGATGTTCAAGGATTAAGCATAAATGTACAAGAATATCAAGCTGGAATAGATTCAATATCATTCTTAGTAGGTCAATATTCTGCTTTAAAGAGTGTTGGAATTGATTCTACAAGTGCAATTGATGTTATTCTTAATGAAAGAAATATTGAGTATAATCTTGAACTAAATAAAATGACTTGTGATAATAATAGAGAAGTTGCAAAAATTCAACAAACAAATCAAGAACAAAATCAAGTATAAGTGAGGTAAAATAATGGAATATATAGATAAAGTAAAGTTTTTCGTAGGTATGTTTTTATGTAATATGGAAGAAAAAACATCATCAAAAGTGATATTAGATAGTGACTTGGCTTATGATATTGCTATGGAATTACACTGTGATTTAGGAATTGATTTTGAGTATTGTACTGAAGATACATTTGCATAATTACTATCTAAAAATGAAATATTATCAGTATCAATGATATGTAGTAATGATGGTAGAGTGAAATTCTATTTAGAATCTATATTTAATAAAATAGGTGAGACTATGATTGATGATTATTCAGATGTAATTTTGATTCAAGATGATTTAGTAGATTGTATAAACATGGACAAGTTTAATACCAATGATATACGTATATTTGTTGGAGATAAAGAATTGGATGAAGAAGAATGTAACCATGATTGTTCTAATTGTACATTACATGATGATGACGAGGATTATGAAAAAGAACTCGAAGCTGAAGATTTAGGATTGGTTCTAACTGAGGAATTGTTAGACTCACTATCAGAAATTGATGCAAATGATGTTGAATCTATAGTTGAAATGATTGCAAACAAAATAAATGAAGCTTTTGAAATTGGTTATAATGAGGCATTAGAAGACGCCGAAGATGAACTTCAAGATTCAATTGATGCAATTAGGTCTTTAAGATTTGAAGAGTAACAAATTAATATAATTAAAAAAACTTATAAAAGTAATGTTTTTAAAGGGACTGGATTGAAATATGTCCAGTCTTTTTATTATGCAGAAATTTAAAATTAGCAATATATAAACATACTATACTCCTGTATAGATTGGTTCTCCGTATGGAAGTGAAATTTATGTTTATATATTGGTGATTTTAAATCATACGCTATGGGTATGCTGAACCTAAATCAGTAAAGGAGAACCAAATTATGAAAACAATACAAATTAACAAGGTGAAGGTAATAATATTTGAGGAAGCTGAACTAAAAGAAAAATTAGGAATGAGTAGAGAAAATATTAGTTCAATTTTAGAATATCAAAGAATATTCCCCGAATTATTACAAGATGACATTGAAGGATTTATTATTGACGCTAGAAAATTACATAATCAATTAAAATTACAAAAGGATTTTTCGGATTGGATTAAAATACAAATAAAAAATTTAGATTTAGAAGAAGAAAAATCATATACCACTTTAAAGGGGAATTGCACAACCATGCGACCTAACGCAAGTATAGAATATTATTTGACTTTAGATTGTGCAAAAGATATATGTATGACTGTTGGTTCTTCTAATAGAACCAATAAAGAAACAAAAGACATATCTAAGATGGTAAGAAATTATTTTAAAGTGATGGAAAAGACTTTGAGAAACTATGAAAAATGGCAAGCAACGAGAGAGCCTGAAAAAGATGGAGCTAATGTCATGAGAAGTCATATTGCAAATTGGTGTGATAGAAATGGATACGATAAAACATTGAAGAAGTTTTATACTAGAGAATTTAATTTATTAAATGAAAGTTTAGTCGGTTTAGATGCACAAGGTATTAGGTGTGAAATTGGATATAAAGATAAACAAACAAGAGAACACTTGTTAGAATTAGAAAATAGTGCTTTAGCTTTTCTTCAAGATTTAAATATTAGTCTATTAGATGCTGATATGAGTTTTGAAGATAGAAGTAATATTATAAAAATAACTTGTGATACTAAATATTCTAAGTTAAAAAGAGTTGGATAATAAATTAATATAAATAATAAAAAAGGAGGTGTTATCGTGGTGAAAAAATCACAGGGTAATACGGAAATGACAGATAGAGAATTAATATATTGTACAGGTTGTGATCACGATAAAAAACCTAGTCAGTTTTATAAAAGTTATGGGACAACAAAATCAGGCACGTTGCCTTATTGTAAGCAATGTTGTATAGATATGAGTTTGAATAATAATGGAACATTAAATATTGATAAATTCAACAATATGTTATCTAAAGTAGATAGACCTTTTTTACATCAAACATTAATTGATAATATGAATAAGTATCCAGAAAAAATAGAGTCTGCTATAGGATTTTATTTTAAAGATTTAGGAATGGTTCAGAATAGGGGGTTAAAGTATAAAGATAGCATTTTTGAACCCAGCAATACGAATGGAAATTCAGAAATTGATATTACCACAAAGAAAAACAATTTTGAAATAGATGGCATGACTTCTGAACAATTGCAAGATAAATTTGGTGTAGGTTATACAGATGAAGAATATTATTGTTTTGAAAAAAAATGGAGAAAGCTTGCAGATAGTTATGGTCAAAAAACTTCGCTACATGTAGAGTCTTTAACTACATATATAAGATTTAGAGTAAAAGAAGAATTGGCAACATCAAAGGGAGACGTATCAGAAGCTACAAAATGGGGGCAACTAGCAGAAAAAGCACAACAATCTGGAAAATTAAATGTAGCACAATTAAGTAAGTCTGATATTAGTGGTGGAGTAGACTTAGTTTGTCAAATTTTTGAAGCAGTTGAATCGGAAGTTGGTGTAATACCATTATTACCTAAGTTAATAGAACAACCAATGGACGACGCAGATATGGTTATATGGTCATTAATAAATTATGGAAGGACATTAGAAGATAAACCAAGAGTTAAATACAAAGAGATATGGAATTTTTATAAAGATATGTTAGGTGAATATTGTGGAGACAAGGGTATGACAGAGGAACAAAAAGAAGAGTATTTAAATAAAAGAAATAATACTTTTAGAGATTTAGGAAAATTATATAAAGAACCATTATATGAAGGTGACTATGAAGAAGGTGGTGAATAATGGCATCACAGAATAATTTTAAAACAGAAAACAATAACAAATCTAAAGATAGAAATGACATATATAATTCAGCATTTGAAAGTCCTTTGCAAGAATCTGATATATCTTCATCAATAATAACTAGACATAAAGGTGAATTGTCAACATTGTGTTCTTATTTGAGATTTTACCCTGATATATTTTATGACATGTTAACTCCTGAAAAGGGGGGGATAAAATTAGATTTATATCAAAGAGTTATGATGAGAAGTTTAGCTAGGTTTCCAGAATGTTATTTTTGTATCCCAAGAGGTGGTTCTAAGACACTGACTCAAATAATGGTATGTTATCATACTGCAATTTGTTACCCTAATATCACAGTTGCAATAACAGCATCTACAAAAGAAAGTGCAGTTAAAATATGGAAGGAAAAACATGAAGAAATATTAAGATATTATCCTTCTATTAGAGATGAAATAAAAAGTGCTAACTTTTCAAAAGACACTGGTAGAGTTGAATTTCAAAATGGTGCAGTAATAGATAATCTTGCCAATGCTCAAACAAGCAAGGGATTACGTAGAAGAAGGGGTTCGTTGGAAGAATCAGCTTTAATAGATAAAGATTTATATGAAGATGCGATTGAGCCAATATTTAATGTACCTAGAGTTACCATGTCTGGAGAAATAGATCCAACTGAATTAAATGGTCAAATAAATAGATTCTCAACTTCGGGATATAAAAATTCTGACGAATATGAAAAAATACTGACAATGACTAGAGATATGTATGACTTGAATGGGTCTTTTGTTTTTGGCTCAGATTGGTACATACCTGTTCATTTTGGTAGACAAAAACGTTCAACTATAGATAAAGCTAGGCGTGGTAATGTAATTAGATTTAAACAAAACTATTTATGTGAATGGATAGGTGTAAGTGACGGTGGATTAGTTAATATTAGTAAATTAATGAAAGCAATGATTTTAGAAAAACCAGAAATCGAATGTCCTAAAGATAAAAACGGAAAGTGTTTATTAAACGAGTATGTAATAAGTGCTGATATTGCAAGAAGTAATTCAGAGAACAATAATAAAACTCAAATTGTTGTATTGAAAGTAATAAGAGATAAAAGTGGAAGAGTTCGTCAAGTCCAAGCAGTTAACATAATAAATCCTCCAAATGGATTAAATTATGAAGAACAATCAATAGTAATTAAAAGAATATTTTATAAATATGGTGGACATTTAGATATGAATAAATCAAGAGTAAAAGCCATAATTATTGATGCCAACGGAGTAGGTCAAGGCGTCGTGGAAAAATTATTAGAAGAACAAACAGATTACCAAACTAATGATGAATTAGGAGCTTTCGCAACAATTAATACAGAAGATAAATGTCAACCTTATGCACCTAAATTGGTTTATGCATTAAAAGCACAAGGAATAAATTCAGATATAATAAGAATTTTTATTGGATATGTAGAATCTAGCCAATTAAAGTTATTAAGAAAAATAGATGATATGAAAGACAATGATGAATTTATGGGGTTAGAATCATCATTAAAAGATTCTATGGAACATGCATGTTTAAACACACAATTTTTAATAGATGAAGTATCAAATTTAAAATTAAAAAAGACCGAGTCTAGTGGAAAATATAGTGTTGAACAAGTTGTAAAACGTGTAGACAAGGATAGATGGTCAGCGTTAGTTTATGGATTATATTATATAGATGTGTTTATGAATGAAGAAGAAATTCCAGAAGATGATGATGATGACTTAGTATACTATTAAAAACAAATTATATCATATTAAATTAATAAAGAGAAAGGAGGGATGTAATTTTGGATAATATAAATGAATTTCAACAGTTGTATTATAATTCAACAGAAAACTCTAAAAAATATCAAGTAAAAGAAGATACCTATTCAAATGGTGTAAAAATGAATATTCTAAATACAACTATTGATCGAGACGTTGATGTTAGTTCTTATGGGTTTAAAACGAATATGTTTAGACAAGGCATGACACCCGATATAAATATAAAAAAAGTAGAGCAATGTTTAAAAAACCCTGAAACTAACAAAAAAATATTATCCCAATTATCTAAATGGTATTACATTTCCAATGGTGAAGTATTTCAGTTATATGATTTAGCAAGAGTATTATCTTCATTAGATTATAAAATAAATTGTATTGAAAAAGATAGTAAATATGATAAAAACGTATTATCTATAAAAAAAGAATTAAGAAAAGTAAATCATAAAGAAATATCAAGAGATATAATAACTCAGCTAGTTACTACTGGTACAGTAGTTGGATTATGGTTGGATAACAATGGAGAATATTATCCTTATATATTTGATGATCTTGAATATGTATTTCCTGCTTATAGAGAAAAAGGTAAATGGGTTATTTGGTTTGATTTAGCATATTTAAATACGTTTTCTGATATTGAAAGAAAAGTTTATTTGGAGGGTTTAAAACCATACATAACAATTGAAGATTATGATAATTATGTAGCAAATTCAACTAAGTGTAGATATATACAATTCCCAATAGAAAGAAGTATTTGTATTAGAACTCATACAGTATCTAGAAATCAGAGATTTGGGATACCTTGGTCTACACAAGCAATAGGTGATATAAATCATAAAAAGAAATTAAAAGACTTGGAAAAATCTGTAGCAAATAAAATTATAAATGCTACTGCAATATTAACAATAGGAGATGAACAAAATCCAAATTTAAAACTTGGTAAAAATGCAAAGACAAAAGTATTTGGTGGAGTTAAGAAAGCATTAACTGAAAATGAAGAAGATGGTGGAGTTTCGGTAGTAGCTATTCCTGAATGGACTAAAATGGAATTCCAAAAGATAGGGAAAGAACCGTTAGACCCTGATAAATTTGAGAGTGTTAATAGTGATGTTCAGAATGATTTAGGATATGCAAAAGGACTGATAACTGGTAAAGAAGGTAATTATGCTAGTAATAATTTAAGTTTAACTATTTTTTACATGAAACTTGGTGAAATATTAGAAAACATTGAAAGTGAAGTATTCAATAAATTAATAAACTTATTATTAAAAGACAAATATTCTGATATCTTTTATTTAGAATATGATAAGTCTATTCCTTTAGATAAGAAAACAAAATTAACTACTTTATCTATTATGGAAGCACAAGGATATACTATAAAACCTATTCTTGAATTAATGGGAATTGATTATATGGAATATATTGAGCAATCTAAATACGAAATTGAAACACTGAAACTTAGAGAAAAGATAACTCCACCAATGAATACTAACAATATAAGTGCAAACGATCCTAATAAAACAGTTGGTAGAACAGAAGACACAAGTAATTTAAATAGTTCGACTGTTACAAGTAAAGAATCAAACGGGAATGCAAACCCAAAGCCAACTAATAGTAAATGATGAGGTGATTAAAATATGGACGATGTATTAGTTTGTAAGAAAGAAAAATATTGTGAAATATTTATAAATGGGACAACTGCAATATTAGATTATTTAAATTTCCCACAAATTAAAGACATGACCGATGCCGAAATAATAGAATTTTATAATAATGGTTTTTGATGAAAGGAGGTGATGTAATGTGGACGTAGCAAGAACTTTACAAATGAAACTGGAAAGTTTTAGTAAAGTTTATAATGAAAATAATATAGAAGACCCTACTCTAATTAAAGCTACTTTTATTATATTAGAAGTTGATTCAGTTAGTGGAAATAATGAAGTAATAACAAAAGAAGAAGCTTTAAAAATGTCCCCAACTATGGCATTGAAACCACTTGTATGTCAATATACTCCAACGACAAATTATATAATCCCAGATGACCATTTTGGTTCTCATGGAAAAATAAAAGATAATTTTAGAAAAAATGGAGCAGAACTTATTACAACAAATAGTTTTGCTATAGGAGTATCTAAAGATGGTTGTTATATGTCTACAATTGAAAAAGATGGACAAACAGTTGAGGTATTAAAATGTGACTATTATTTATGGTTAACAAGATATTTAAATATCTGTTCTCTTATGGAAGACATTTATAATAGTGGAACAGATTTATATTCAAGTTGTGAATACATTTATAAAGCAGAAGACGTAGACACGATAGAAGGCGTTAAGTATCCTAAAAATTTAATATTTGAAGGACATTGTTTATTGGGTTCAAGAAATGATGGTTCAATAGTAGAACCAGCTTTTGAAGTATCTAAAATGACAACCTTTAATGAAAAATGGACAAGTGTGCTTAATGAAACTATAAATAAAACATTAAATAATAAGGAGGAAGAAGAAATGGCTTTTAAAAAAGAAGATTGGATAACCATTGTTAACGAATTATCTCATGGAGATATAAAAGGTAGCTTGTATACTGCATTATCAAAAGTAATGATAGCAGATGATTTTTATGGGGTATGGATAAGTAATTATGATGTATATGATACTTATTTCGTATATGATGTTTATGAAGGTGATTCATATAAACACTATAAGGTAAATTATACAAAAACAGATACAGATGTAACTATAGACTATGCTAATAAAGTATTAGTAGAATGGACTGACTTATGGGTAGAAGTATCTGCAAGTACTACTGCTGTAACTGATGCTGTTATAACTGTTGAAACTACAATGAATGAAAAAATTGTAGAAAAAGATAACACAATAAAATCCCTTAATGACAAAATTACAAATTTAGAAGGGGAGAAAGTTTCTTTAAATGAAAAGTATACAAAAGCAAGTGATACTATAACTTCACTAAATGAAAAGGTTACAGAATTACAACCTATTGTAGATACTTATAATAAAGGACAATATGAAAGTCAATTAAATGAAAAGAAAACTTATTATGAGAATAAATTTACAAGCTTAAATGCAATTGATAAATTTAATTCAAATGAAGTTCAAAACTTAATTGTTAAGTCTTTAAATGAAATTGAAGCTAAAGAAAAATTAAGCGATATGCTTATTGAATTAGTTCCAATAACAAATGAAGTTTCAAAAATAAATGGCAATATTACGATACCAAGTAACGCTGTTAAAACATTAAATTCAATGTCTGATATAGAAATACCAAATGAGGCAGAAGTAAAAAATGATTTTGATAGCCAATTTACAATATAAAAAACAAAATAAATTAAGAAAGAAGGAATATTAATATGTCAAGTAGATTTGTAGATTATTTAAACACAAGAGGAACTTACGCAGTAGGTAACTTAAATTCATGGGAAATGGAACAAGTAAATCAAGGTGCATTAGTAAAAGATGCCTCAATAGAAAATTTTACAATGGTTGAGTTATTCTTTGAGAATGAAGATCCAACTGACCTAACTACACCAGTAGTAAGAAAATGTAAAAAATTAACTGATGGGACTAAACCACAATATTTAATTGCTTCAGTAGAAAGAAGAGTATTCGAAAATGACAATGTCTTAGGGCTAATGCAAGAAGAATTAAGTGATTTTTATAATGCAAAAGGAGAACAAGGAGCAATTTACCATATTCCAATAGGAAAAAGAATTCAAGTTTCTAAATTTGCAATGTGTGCTGAAACAGGAAAAGAAGTTACTGCAATTGTAAATGGTATGGGTGCATATTTTGATGCAACATTAGGAAAATTCGTAATTGTTGATTTAACAAAAATCCCAACAAATTATACTAATTCAACTAAAAAGTTCGTAGTAGTTGCAAATGGCGATGAAATTGCAACATTATGTGGACAACAATTAGTTGGATTAGAAGCTATATCTTAATAAAATAATAAAAGAAAGAAGGAATTAAATTATGTTAGACGAAAAAAAATTAGTAAAATTAGGAATTAAAGTATACAATGAAAAAGCGGATATGACATTAGATGAAAAAACTAATAAATATACTGCATGTGATGATGGATATATAAAACAATTATGTCAAAAAACCTTTGGAGATGGTTCGTTAAATCCAGATCCTTCAATGTTACATCAATTCAATAATATATTAGTAAAAACTGCTGATTATGTGGTTGAACCAACAGTTACAGAAATGTTAAATACAATGGCGAATTTTCAAGCTGTTGATGTAACTACTACTGTAATATATGATGTTCCACAATTAATTAACAGACCTAAAATTATGTATAGTGCTGTAGGTTCTACTGCTGATTTAATCAGAATGAGCCAAGATACAAAAAAAGTACCAGCTCAAAGAAGAGTACATACTTTTGCACTTTATTACAATCCATTAGATTTTGTAACTGATTCAGTTAAAACATTTAATGACACAATCAATATGTTGGCTGAGGAAAAATTAAGAAGATATTTTGGATTAGTAATGCAATGTATTGATAAAGCAGTCGCTTCACACGACATCCCTGCTAAAAATAATTTAAAAACTTCTAATATAACTATGGGAGACTATAGAAAATTAGAAAATAGATTTATCAGATGGGGTGGAAAGCCAGTATTAATTGCTGACGCTACTTTAATTGACGCATTAGCTTCACAATTAGTTCAAACAACAAGTCAATATAGAAGTGAATCATATGCTGATGAATTAAGAGAAGCAATGCAAATTACAAATTTCTCTAGAACAACTGCTGTAAATATAAATAACCCATTTATTGATAAGGCTGGTGATAAAACTCAATATCCAGAAGGAACAGGTTATATATTTGCTGGTTCTATATCTGGTAAGAAACCAGTTCAAATCACTGAATTTGGTGGAATGAGACAAACATCAGAACAAAATAACACAGATAAGAGAATTAAAATGCAAGTAGATTGGGAAGCCGACGTAACTTTGCTTTTTGGAAGACTAATCGGAGTTGTTAAGGACGATGCTATTCTATAATTGATAAATTAAAACAATTAGGAGGAATAATTTCCTCCTATATAAACAAATTAAAGGAGAGAATTAAGATGAATGAAATAGTAAAATTAGCAAGATACAGAAGTGGTGAATATACAGTAAATCATGATGGAAAAAGATATTACTGGGTGGGTTCAAAAAATGGAATCATAAATACAGTTCCAGTACCTAAAGAAGTATATGATTGGTTATTAATAGGAACTAGAGCTATTTCTAGTGGTGAATTAGTGCCAGTAGAAGAAGAAGCAAAAGAACAATTATCATACACAGAAAATGTTGAAGAAGTAATGAAAAATGTTCACACAGAAGAAGAAGTTGAGAAGATTTTATCAGGCAATTATAAAGCAATGGAAAAGCAATTAAAGGAAATTACAAATAAGGATGAAAAAGATTTCGTTCTTCAAGTAGCAAAGAAAATAAATATTGATTCATCAGCAAAAAGACAATTTATTGTTGATTGGGTGGGAATAAAAGACTTTTCAACAGATGAAGTTTTTTCACCAGATGAAGAATAATAAAATAAATAAAAAATAGGAGGTGGTTTATGTGACTACGTATGATGATATTTGGGAATGTTTTCTAACTAATACTAAGGTTAGTAAATCACTAATTCCTACAAATGATACAATTATATATCAATGGATAAATAATGCAAAAAACTTATACAATAATAAAATGAAACAATATCAAAATGATTTTTCATATCCAATACAGTGTGATAGCAATATAGAAATATTAAATGTATCATTAACAGAAGATGAACTATTAATATTTGCAAATTATATCAAATTAGTATTTCTTAAAAATGAAAAGACTGCTTTTGTTTCGAAGTATGGCGTGTTCCAAAAAGAATTTGGGATAAATAATTACAACGCCCAAGCAAATGCAAAAGATTTAGAAGTCAAAGAACAAGAATTACTAATTAATGAACTAATAATAAACGCCCTAGATGATTGGAGTGTTTATTAATGAAAAGTTATGGAGATGAATATTATGATAATCCAAACCAAAGAGTTATAGACGATTCAACATATATGTTTATAGAAACTTTAAATAGCGTTGAAGGTAATGATATATATATTGATGATATACCTTCTAAAGCTTACATAACTAATAGTACTAACCCTAATAATGAAACAAAAGAAGAAAGAACTATTAGTGTACTAGTTGAACAAATAATAAAAACTGGTAGTTATATAAAAGGATACGATGATAGTGTTTATTTAGTAATAGCTGGTGTAGACAACCATATATCGCATAAAGAATCAAAAATAAGAAAATGTAATCATTTATTAAAATGGATGTATAAGGGTATTATTTTTGAAACCCTGAGTATAGCAGAAAATAACACAAAATACACTGAAGGTATCAAATCAAATGTTAGTGGAATAACTGAAATTTCAGCAATGTTTAATGTACGAATCCCTAATAATTTAATTACTAAGAACTTACAAGAAGGACAAAGAATAATATTAAACGGTAATGCTTGGAGAATGACACAAGTTGATTTTGTTACACTAGAAGGTCTATTATCTATTACGTTAGGAAAAGATAGTATAAATAGTGAAGTAGATGATGTTGAAAATGAGATTGCTGGAAGATGGGAAAATAAACATACTTATACATATAACATACCTACAAGTTTTGAAGTTTCTAAAGATTCTACATATCAATTAAATTACTCGATAAAGGATGAAACTGATAAAGATTTTGATTATTCATTAGTTACAGTAACAACTACTAATAATGCTTTAGTTCAAATTACTAATACAAATGGTGTGATTACGATTAAGGGGGTAGGTATTGGTATAGGTAATATTAAACTATCAATACCAGTAGGTGAAACGTCTAAAGAATTTAACATTGCTTTTGAGGTTAAATCCATTGTAGTTGATAAAATTGAATATGGCACTCCAGAATTTAGTAATGGAACTTCATTAAAAGTATTATGTGCAACTACTATAAAATGCACTAAGTATTTGAATGGCATTGCTCAAGATTTGACAATAGAATGGGAATTAGATTCAGTAGGACAAAGCTTATTAGCGAGTAAAAAGATTGCATTGATAAATAAATCAAATAATGAAGTACAAATTAAGAATCTAACAGTTAGTGTACCAACTAATATTGGTATAAGTATTAGAGATAGTCTTGATAAAAACGTAATTTTAAATGGACAAGTTATTAATTTAATTAAATAAAGGAGGGTGAAGTTAATGAACTTGGATGACTTAAAATCAATAAGTGATTTTGATAAGTATGAACAATTTATTCGTCAATTTATAGTAACAAATAGTAATCTATGGAAATTAATTTTCTACCCTTATTCAGACCCTTTTAATGATGAAAGAGCAATTGACACAGAAGACCCTTATAGAATTTTTACCAGAGATACAACTAATAGTAAAAATGGAACAATTTTAGACTCTCATGGAGTAGTTTTATTTCAAGATAAAGATGATACAATACAAAATAGCACAAATACAATTATACTTATATCGTTTGAGTCTGCAAGATTAGGAAACTCTCAGCTAATGGATAATAACTATATAATATTTCAAGTAATTTGTAAGGGAAATGATATCAGGAAATTAGCCAATGACAAAGATAGAACTGAAGCAATTGTAGAATTTATTGATAGTGAATTTAATTTAGCAAGAATACATGATTTTGGAGAAATAAAAAGGATGAGTTACAAAAAGTTAAGTTTGAATGAACAAAATATTGGACATGTTGTCGTGTACAAATGTAGAAATCTATCTAGTCATATTTTAGATAATAAAAACTATCTGAAAAGAACATATGGAGTTGATAGTAGTGAATATTTATAAAGATTATGATATTGATGACATACTATTGGATAAACCATGTGAATTTGAAGAGTATTTAAAGCTTTATCCAGTAAAAATAAAAGACAAAAAAGAATTCTATAGATATGCAAATTTTATAGTTTTATCAGCAGATCATTACAAAATTGACGAAGATGAAAATTCTATACTGTTAACTGCATTAACAAATTATATGGGTTCTCTTAATAATAACAAATATCCTGAAGGGAAAGAAAATATAGATAAGTTTTTCGATTTATCAGTTAAAGGATTTATTGAATTATTTAAGATAATAACTAGGGGTCAAACTTTGCAAATTGCATTTAATCAAGAAGAACAAAGATATATTTTCGTAAATGAAACTGGATTGCCAATTATAACAGATTGGAACTTTAATACAATTAGGCACATTATTTTAAAACAAAATTTAATGTTTGAACCAACTATTTATGAAGACCCCGATGTGGCTTTTTGGGCAGAAAAGGCAAAGAAAGCAAGAATAAAACAGAATGTAAATTTTGGAGAGTGGGAAAAAATAAATATAGTTAGTTGTAGTAAGCTAGTTAATTATGATTACATAAGAGATAATTATAATACTTTGCAATTAGAATCTGACTATCATAGAATTATTAAGAATAAAGCAGTTGAAGATGTAAATGCATGGAGAAAAGTAATTGATGAAAAAGGTTCTAAAAAGTTACCTAATATTAATTATACTGATTCGATATTCCAAGATTTATATAAAAATCCAGAAGAAAGTTTATGGAAAAATGCAGATGATACAATAATAAAAAATATGGAAGCATTGCAATAATCAAAAGACTACTTAAATTTATAGGTAGTCTTTTTGTTATATAAAAAAAATAAATAATGAAAGTGAGGAAATATAAAATGGCAATACAATTTGGAAAAAGAATATTAGCTGATGTTATGAATGTTCATGCGTTTGATAATGAAACAGGTAAACATATCATGACTGAAGAAGATTTAACAACTGCCGATTTAGAATTTGATGTAACACAAAAGGAAGTTAGGGGTGGACAAGGAAACCCAGTTATTTGCGTACTTTCTAGTGGTAGAAAAGTAACTGTTAAGACTGCAAATCCAGTCATGGATATACAAAATATCGCTACACAATTGGGAACTGAAATTATAACTGGTGAGAATATAGGTTATACTACAAGAAATAAATTAAAAATAGCTATTGATGGTAGTAATGTAGCAACAATTGTTTTACCTAAAGTTCCATTAACACCTGCCAACCTAAAATTATCTTATAAAGGTGTAAATTTAGTTGCAACTACAGATTATACAATTGGCACAGATAAGAGAACTATTATTATACTAAAAGTTGGAGTTCAATTGAATGAAGTTGTAGTAGTAGAATCTTACGATTATAAAACAACTGCTTCTGCAAAAACGATTAATATTGATGCGGAAAGTTATCCAAAAGGAGTTAAACTCGTTTGTGAAACATTCTTATTAGATACTGGTACAAAGAAAAAGGAAACATTAAAAATGGTATTTCCTAAAGCTTTACCAACTGGAAAATTTACGATGGCTACAAAATCTGAGGTTGATGCAAGTAGTACAGCCGTAGAATATACAATAATTAAACCAGATGATGAAGATAATATGGGTTATATGTTAATAGAAGATTATTCTTCTATATTTGACCCACTCGTAGTTACAATTAATGATTTAGCTGTTACTTCAACTGTTGCTGGAAAGGCAGATTTAACATTCTCGGCTAGTTCTGACGCAACTAGTATAGGAGCTAAATACAAGTTAACAACAGATTCTGTATGGACAGATGTTAATGTTGCAACAAGTGGAACTGGAGTAAGAATAGCATCATCAATCAGTACGACAGACACAAGTAAACAAATTATCAACTTACCTAGTGGAAACTATGACTTTAAACTAGTAGTAGTAGGTGGTACTCATGAAGGTGAGTCTAATGTAGTTACTGCAATCACTATACCCTAGTAATCCTACTAATATAGTAGGTCAAGCAACGGTAGGAGAAATGATACTTGGATAAAATATAATCCAATATATTGCTGATTGACAAAAGAATAAATTAAATGAATATTAATAATGGACATCTATATGGTGTCCATCCATTAGTATTATAATAAATTAAAAATAAAGGAGAAAAAATAATGTCAGATTTTGATAGTATAGAATCATTCTATGCACAATTACAAAGAGATACAGGGGAAATGTTAAGAGACGAAGCTGAAAAAATAAAAGGGATTATACAAGATTATGTTGTAACTGTTATATATAGTTCATATAATCCATACGTCTATAACCGTACTTCAGAATTGTTAAATTCAATAATAATTGATTATAAAATAGTAGGTAATGAATATATAGCAGAAATCAAAATTGATCCAAATGCTATGCAATCGCCTTCAAATTCATATAATGAGGATTCTTTACCTATCAGTACTATTGCTCAAATGTTTGCAGATGGCTATGGATATGAAAGAGGTGGAGAAAAAATGGATATGATAGGAGATACATATGAAAACTATGTAGCAACAGGAGACGCATTGAAGGACATTATAAGTATGTTAAAAAATAAAGGATATGACATATAATCAAATGTTCATTTTAAAGGAATAAAAATTATTTAAACAAATTAATAGAAATAAGTATTGACTTTACAATTAATTGGTAGTAATATGTAATTATACCAAGTAACAAATTAACACAAATAAAGTCAATACATAATCTAAAACTATATACTGCAATGATGCTATTCCTTTGCATCAAATTTATTAGTGAATACATAAAGGGTAATTTATGACTAAGGGTAGCTCCCTTGGTCGGATTATTCTAACTAATAAAAATGAAAAGGAAGTAGTATGATTGGAATATATATGGAAACATATGTATTCACTAATAAATAAATTAAAATAAAAAGGAGATGTTTCGATATGGAACAAAATAAAATTATTAAGCTATTTATAGGAGAAAAGGTACAAACTAAGGAGCGTGAATTCACAAAAGTTTTAGGTGGATTTTCAGAAACAAGTCCAGTAATTACTGATAAGCAAATATCACAATTATTAGACTATTCAAAAGGAGCAAGACAAGTTAGAGTTCAAGTTACAAATAATCTAAAACATTTTACCAACGATGATATAAAAGATGTCCTTCTCATGGACAACAATTTAGAAATGTTGAAACCACTGGGATATAGCAAGATGGAAGTATCAAAAGCAGATAATATTTATATATTTTCCGAGGCAGGTTTTCTATTATATTTAAAGTTTGCCGAAGGTGATAAATCAGTAGAATTATACAAAGATTTTATTGAAGATTATTTTAAAATTAAGGCAGAAAATATAGTAATGGAAAAGACATTAGAAGAAACTAAGCGAACACTAATTGATGAAAGAAAATACATATTGGGTAGTGTTATTTTTGAAACTGATACAACTAAGAAAATGGAACTATTACAAAGAGATAAAAAATTAGAAGAACAAATTAATGAAATAGAAAAGAATTTAGCTAAGGAAGAATTAATGGAACAATTGAAAGATAAATTAGCTATTGCAGACGCATTTGAACAATCTAATAAAGAATATAGTATTGGTACATTTGCTAAATTCTTAAATATTAAGAATTTTGGACAAAACAAATTATTTGAATGGATGAGAGATAGCGAAATATTAATGAAAAACAATGAGCCATATCAAAGATTTATGAATAATTTTCATGTTATACCAGTTAAGAAAAATAAATTTACTGGCAGTAAAACTTTGATTAAAGCAAATGGAGTATCGTACATAGTAAATAGATTAATAAAAGATGGTAAAATTCAATCTAAAACTTACGAGGAAATTATAAATGATATAAATGAAAATTTACAAGTGGAAGCTAGTTAAAAATAAATTAATAGAAATAAAAAACCAAACAAAACAAAAGACAATGTAGAAATGGACTGAATTGAATAATGTATAAACGTATAAGACTTTAGATATTATTAAATTAATTCTAAGGTCTTTATTTTTTATATAATATTAAAATAAAATCATTGACATTTTGTCACGTGACAAATATATTATAATAATACACAAAAGTTTACAAGTTAAGTTTGTATAAAAATGTTTCATGTTGGAATAAGGTGTTGTGTGTCTAGCGATACCTTATTTTTATGCAAAAATATAATAGATTCTTTACCATCTCTAGTGGTATATCGCCTCCCCAGTTGCAGAGTATTCGAGATGTAATATAATTACAACATTGTATGGAATAATATTAAATTTAATGGAAAATATATTTGGTTGTAAATAAGTATACAATTGTGATATAATGGAGATAATAAATAAGAAAAAGCCTAGTGTTGAAGCACTAAGCTAATCCTATTTTTGAACGTTTTTGGTTTAAAATCGTTGAATAAAATTATGTACTTAAATAATTAACGAATGAGCACTTATATCTTGTCGGATGGAGTGCTTTTTTCGTTTGTCTCAAATGTGAATTTAAATCCATCAGCATTAAAATTAGTATTAAACTTACAAGCTTTGCTTATAGGACTTAATGCTATAATTGCGACTATACAAATTGTTACAAAACCTAATAATAACATAGTAAATATAGACATATTCAACCACCTCCCTTGTTTGTTAAATTTTCAACAACTTTAACTCCCAAGTTTGGATTACGTACAACCCCGTACAATTACCGTCCCATCCATAACGGCATATATGATAGAATAGTTTTACTATATTTTATAGATTTTAATGTTAAGTAGATTAATAAACCCCTTTATTTATATTAAACTTTTCTCTACAAAATATAGTAAGATTATTATACCATAAAATTGGAAATATGGATATTATTATTTTGATTTTAATTGATTGTATTAAGGATAGAAGATATTAGAAGTGTATTCAATGATATGATTAATTAGAGGAATTATAGAATTGATTTAAAAATATGTAAGACTAGCGATTTTTAGTTGCTAGTCTTTTTGATAATAATATCTTTTTTAGAATACTGTAAAAGAGTTTCTTCTAGATTATCTAAATCTTCATTTGATAATTTTTCAAGACCTCCATTTATATAAACATTATGAATTTTAGTTAAAATACTTTTAAGTTCTGTATCATTAGAATATTCAATAAAAAATGGATTAACGATTCTATAAAATATTTTTACTTTTGATGTAGTTTCAAAATAATCATGTTTATTATATTTTTTAAATACTTGTTTTATAGAGTCATCAACTGTAGGAGATGTTAAAAATATTTGAACTATTTTATTTAAAAAATCAGAAACCAATTCATCAGTTCTTAATTCGGCAAGAAATCTTACTTGATAGTCAATAGATATTTTATCAATTTCTTCTTTATTTTCAATATAGTCTCGATAATTTTCATCTTCCTCTTTTTGTTGTAATTCCTGTTGCTCTACTATTTTATCAATATATTCATCATCGGTTGAAATTGTATTATAATTAGTCTCCTTTGATTGAAAATTATGTGGTGATGTAAACACTTTTATCCATTCATTAAATTCTTTTTGAACTGATTCTGGAATTTCTATATCAGTTCTTAATGTAGGTATTGGAATTTTTGGATTAGAGCAATCCCATGTAGCACGTCTTTTAAAAGCATTTGAAGGTGCTTTGATTTCACTATAAGTAAAATTATCTGATTTATCATCATAATATAGTATTTTTGCAGGTATGACGTCTACTGTATCATCTATTTCAAATATGTCATTCGGAGTACATTTGAAGAATTTACAGAGCATTGATATATGTGATTTATCTATTTTTTTGAAAGTTCCATTGCAATATCTACTAATAGTATTTTCATTAATGCCAGTACTTTCAGCTAGTTCTTTTTGATTAAGTTTGTATTTTTTTAATAACCTATCTATATTCATAGTAGCCATAAAATCACCTCATATTATATTATACATTATATATAAGAAATATTCAATAACGTTATTAATAATATTAAAAAATGATAGAAATATCTATAATTAATAAAAAATATTAAAAAATGATATTGACAATATTAAATATAGATAGTAATATGGATACATAGGGTTGGTAAACAAAACCAATCAAATAAAAATAAGGCAGTAAACTATAATGTTACCACCGATCATTCTCGCAAAATGATTGTAACATAAGTTGCTCCTAAAATCAAGGGAGAGATGTTGTATTATGGAAACAGGGTTAAAAAGAGAAAATTATTATGAAGGAACTATTCAAAAAGGAATAAGATTTAAAAATAATGAAGTAAACAAATGTATAGAAGAACTACATAAAGAGTATGGATTATTTTGTCAGTATTATGAAATAGAAGATTCTTATTATATAGGAAATTATGAATTATTCTTATCTTGTGGACATGTTAAATGGAATATAGATAGACAGAATTTTAATTCCGTTAAAGAAAATCAATTATATAATTTCTTTAGAAGATTAAATACTGAAGATTATAGAGCAATATTATTAAACAACAAAGAAGTTTTAATTAATGATGATAGGTTTACAGATTGTTTCTATAAAGGTTTAATTGAAAAGTTAGAAGACTCAAGTATTATTATAGGTTGTGACTCCTTAAAAGTCATACATAACAATGGAGAAATAAATGAACTAATAGGTTATGAAGAAATGTCATACTTTGAAATATTCACAAGGCAATTTCTAATGAATGAATGTGGTGAAGATTTTGGATTAATTGTTAAAAGTGATCCGTATCAAAATGAGTTTAGTGATAATCAGTTTAAAGATGTTGATGATTATTATAAAATATGTAGTAATATAGAATTTGCTGAATTCATAGAAAAAAATAAAGCAATGAATGGCAATGCTATAAGGGTTCAGTACAAAGGACAAGATGGACAAGTATTAAGTGAGATATGGCAACCATTATAGAGTTGTGTAGATTATATTTAGGATTGATTATATTCATCGAGAGATGTTATAATATAGATGTAGGAAGAAATAAATGTGGTCTTGATTGCAAGCTTGATTACATTGAAATAGCTATCTCCAATTAGCTTTTCTTCCTTTTTATTTAATATTGGAGAAATAAATTAAATTATATTGGAGGGGTTTGTTATGAGTGAAAAAAGTAATATATGGGAACTAGATGTGAATAATATTTACAAAGACTATAGAAGGATGTCAACAGAACAATTAGAAAATAAATATATAGGTGTTAGTATAAGTACAATTAAAAATATGTTAAAAAAATATAACTTTGAGGTTAGTAAAAAAAATATTAATTTAAATTTGTCAAAAGAAGAAATAATATTTATGTACGAATCTTTGCTAACAGGTGAAATTAAATCTTTGTCTAGTGGGATTTTATCTTGTGATAATAAAACAAAATATTTAAAAATTATATTTAGATACTTAGTTGAAGATATACTAAAATGGAATAAGCAGGATTTAATAAATAAATATAGTGGTAAAGTATTAGATAAATACTTTTTAAAAGGGGCAATATCAACAGTGAAAATACCTACGTATGAATTATTAAATTCATCATTTCCACAATATAATATAAAATCATGGGAACTAAAATCTTCAAATGTAGGAAATGGATTTTGGAATGATAATAATATTAATGATTCTATTATATGGTTAAAAAACAAATTATTAAAGGATAAAAATTTAGATAATATAAACCAATGTGCAAGATATGGGTTCGATAAAATATTAGAAGAATATAATTTAGTAGGAATGCGTTGTCAAAAATTTGATAGTACGATTGAAGTCTACGAGAAAATGTATAATTGTACATATGATAAACAAGAGATGTTAAAAGAAAATTATACTTTCAATATTAATCCTATACTAAATATAGAAACTAAATTAAATAATAATATTTATGTGATTCAAAATAAGTATTATGAGTTAGACGATATAAAGAAAACGCTCTGTAATGAAATTATTAGATTTTGTGAAGAAAATAATAAATATCCTGAAATGCATGATATGAGTAATAAAAATGGATATATTTCACAAAGTCAATTTACTAGATATATGAATGGCTTTATAAATGTTTATAAATTTATATCACCTGTAAGTAATACAAAAGGTGGAGGTTCAAAAGTTAATGATACTTTAATAAAACCTAAAATACAAATATGTGAGTGTTGTGGCAAAGAGAAACTATTTACCGAAGAATATTTTAATTCAAGAACAAATTCAAAATTTGGATTGAGCTATATATGTAAAGTATGTGGTAATGAGATGTCCACCATAAAAAGATATAATAAATTAGGAATAAAAATAGAAAGGATAGGTGATTTGAGTGTTGGACAGTGGTGGGAATATTTATATAAAGGAAAGTTATATAGTCTCCCTAGCCAATTTTATAAAAATGAAAACTATCCCCAATTATTAAATTATATCATAAATGATTATTTAAATATTATAACAAAAGAACATATTATAGAATGGTTTAAAACGCCAAATTTAAAAAAATATAAAATTAATGATATAGTATTTAAAATGGGTGGTAAAATAAAAGCTCTACAATTAAGTTTTCCAGAAATGAACTTTGTTGAAAAAGATTTCGAAATGTATACAAAAGAGAGTGTATTTGCATTAGTGGATGATTTTATTACCATAAATAATTTAACAATAGAAGATATATTAAAAGGAAAAACTAATTTAAGAGAAGATAAGAAAATGACAGCAATGATGTCACGATTAAACAACAAAGATATCGGATTAAATGACCTGTTAGTTTGGTATTTAAAAGAAAAGAACATGACACATCCGATTAGCAAACAAAATATTTCTATTTATGATTTTAATAAATCAAGCAATTTTTTCAAAGATAAAGATAATAGAATTAATAATATAAAACATTATTGTGAAAATATCTGTAAAGAAAATGTTTTGAATTCCATTAATGATACAGATAGTTTAAAACAATGGATATTTAAGTATTTTAAGCAAAGCAATATTGCCAACGTGTTTCCTTGTTATCATAGATATTATAAGGGTTTATATAATCTTTTAATTGATTGTTATCCACAAATAAAAGAAAATAATATCTTATTTGAATGGGAATGGACTCAATGTGGTAAAAATAATATTGAATTTTTGATAAATATGCTTAGAGAATATGTGTTATATAGAATGAATGATGTAGTGGTTGATATTATAAAAGATGCTCCTAATTATATAAATATAGCATATTTTAATGTGATGTTTTCAAAAATGAATAAACATATAGCAAAGCATAGATTTAAAAATTATTATGAATGGCTATGTTTAGCATTCCCAGAGTATAAAGATGAATGGAAAAAGGAAGATTTTAAAATTATTGTCGCAAAGGATGGTAATGAATTAGATAGTTTTGAAGAACGAGACGTCTATGAGTATATACAAAGTGAGTATATATTTAAGTTTGTAAAACCTATTGGTAAGACTAGAAGTGGGAAATATACATTTAAATTAGATGAAACGTACGAATATGAAAAATTTTGTCCTGATTTTGTAATAGAATACATTTATAAAGACAATAAAAAAATAAAATTATCCAAACCAATTATAATTGAGTATTATGGGATGTATGAAGAGTTAAATAAAAATAAGATATTTACTAAATATAGAGAAAAGACATTGGTTAAAGAAAAATACTATAAAAGTAATAAAGATATATATTATATTGGAATATATCCAAAAGACATCAAAAATAACTATGAGGGTCTAGCCAAAAAGCTAGGCTCTTTTTATATGGAAAATTTATTGAATATTTTACAGATTGTTGACAAAGCAATATAAAAATAATTGGAATAATTATCTAACTCATGTTATAATCTTCTTATAAAGGGGTGGTTATAACATGATATTGGGAATAGGTGTAATAGTAGTATTTCTTATTATTATAATATGGGCAATTAGTTCTAATGATAAAGATGAAATATTAAAAGAAACATATATGAAAAATAATAATATACCTACAAACGCAAATAATATAGCTTATTATGAATTAAATAAACAACAATTTCAAAAAAATTATTTTATGGGAAGCCACGGAGAATTAATAAGTGGGAAAAATAGTTATTTATGGAGAGATACAAATTCTATCATAATATGTAATGCAATTACTTTAATTAATATAAAAAATGATTATAAAAATATCGTAGAAAAAACAATAATAACTATTGCAAATATAAAATTTTATACAAGAGATGGAGAATATAGAGTCGATAATATAGTAGAAGGTGGAGGAGTTAGTATAACAGGTGCTATAGTTGGTGGAGTTATTGCTGGTGGAGTTGGAACAGTATTAGCAGGAAGAAAAAAGACAACAACTACTCAAAAAGAAGTAGACAATAGAAGAACATATTTATATTATGTTGAAGATAATCAAGATAAACGCATAGTTTTTACTTCAAAAAGTTATGATATTCTATTAGAATTAATACCTAATAAAGATTTTGGATTCATTGAAAAGAATAAAATTCTAGAATCGAGTACACCTAAAGAAAATAATAGTATATATAATGACATTGAACAATTAGCTAATCTCAAAGATAAAGGTATTTTAACACAAGAAGAGTTTAATGAAAAGAAAATCGCATTACTAGAAAAAATTTAGTATAAGTTATTTAATATTAAGACTTTCATTTTTAATGAAGGTCTTTTTATTATAAAAATTTTAAAAAATAAATCATATGATATACATATAAAAAGGAGAGATAATAATGGCTAAATTAAGAGATGATAGTATAAAAAAGAAAATCAGAGTCACATATGGAGATTATAATATTATAAATCCAGAATTTAAAAAAGAAATTTATTCAGAATTGGCTCAAATGATTAGAAATAATTCTATTGAAGTACAAATTGATGAAAATTTGGAACAATCATTATCTGATATTAAAATTGATAATACAGTAAGAATAATGAGATATATGTTAATAAATTTAACTAATATTGAAAATGAAGAATATTGGAATAATATTGACGATACTCAATTAGACGAAAATTTAAATTATTCAGATGGAGAATTCAAGCAAATAATACAAACATTAATTGATATTATGTTAGAAATTGCACATGATAATAAATTAGAAGACACAAGAAAATTAAATATATTAAATGACAAATTAATTGAATTTAAAGAAAGTATGACTTCTAGCATGAAAATGCAAAAAACTTTAGCAAGTCTGAATTTAGATATGGATAAATTAATAAAAATTGAACAAGGTGATGAAGTTGTGATGAAAGAGTTTCAAGATAATATAGTTAATGAATTAGAAAAACAAAATAAACCTAAAAGACAATATACAAAGAAAACTAAAAAATAGTAGAGAGTAATATTAATTACTCTCTTTTTTGTTGTAAATAGAAAGGAGTGTAATTAAATATGGGAAGTTATCAAAATTCAATAATGCTTGGTTTAAAATTAGAAAGTAAAGATAGTATTGAGGGAAAGTTAAAAACATTAATAGGAACTTTAAATGCTACAAAAATAGATTTAGATATAAATATTAAAAATTCAGATGTAGCAAAACAATTAGAAACTTTAACAAATTTAGCAAATAATTTTAAAGCTAATTTAGGTGGCAATATTTCGTTAGGTAATGTTAATGAAATTATCAATCAAGCAACCACATCTATGGAAAGATTAAATACAGAAGTACTAAAAACTAAAACGGTTTTAAATCAAAATGGTACAGGAAGTCGATATTCTGATATAGCAAATGGTATAGGGGTAGTTACAAAACAGACAGAAATTCTTAATCAAGAAACTAAGAAATGGGAAGTAACTGAAAAGGGAAAAACTACTACAATTATAAATAATGAAAAAATAAAAAAGACACTTGACGATATTGTACAAGCACAAGAGAAATTGAACGTTTTAGAATCAAGAGGAAATATTAATATCAATCAAATAGATGTTTTGAAAAATAATTTAAGTGGTGCATATGATAATATAAAAGGCAATAATAGTATTTATAATTCTCGTGACATAACATCGTATTTGAATCAAGTAAAAAAATTAGAAAATGAAGAAAATAATTTATTAAAGATTCAAACTGAAGGAAAATTTTTATATGAACAATATGAAAAAGAAAAAACTCAAACTACTCAACAAGAATATGCTAAGAGACAACAATTAGAGTCGAAAGTTGATGATACATGGCAAAAATTACTTTATGAACAAGAACAAAAAAATGCTAGTGATAGTGAAAAATTAGCAAATCAAATTCAAGATGCTTGGGATAAAACTTATAAAGATAGAGTTACTTCAGAACAAAATGCAATACAACAAATAGAGGCTAATGAAAAGAAAGCTTATGATAATGAAATATTAAGACTTGGTGAACAGTCTATTGCTCAACAAAAGGCGGAACAAGACTTAATAAATCAAATGGCAAATGGTAGAGAAAAATCTGAAATAAAAACACAACAGATAGATAGAAGCCAAGAATTAGCCCAATCTAAAGCAATTAATCAGTCAATTGAAGAAGAATATAAGTTAGAACAAGAAAAGGAACAAGTATTAGTTAAACAAGAAGAAGCATACAGACAAATTGATGTATTAAAATCTAATGGAATAATAAGCAATAATGATATTTCTAATCTTGAAAAAATGACTCAAGAAGCTGATTCTTTACAAAAGATTAATGGCGTTATTAAGTCAATCATGTCAACTTCTATGATGAAAGAATCTCCAATGGTTTCTCTTTCAAAACAAATAGAAGATGCTCAAATTAAATTGGACAAAATGAAATCCACGTTCGGAAATAAATTGCCAAATGGTTTTACAGATTCTATCCAATCAAGTCTTAATAAAATAAAAGAAGATTTGAAAACCACTGATGAACTAGGGTTTAATGGATTAAGAACAAATCTAAATAAAATAAATACTGATATGAAAGTAACTACTAACGAAACTCAACAATTGGTTAATTCACTGAAAGAAACTAATAATGGTGGGTTTTTTAGTGGAATTTCTGGATTTTTAGGTAAAGTAGGTATTTTCTATGGAGTGCAACAGGTAGTTCAAGAAATAAGTCAACAATTTAAAAATGCTAGTGATTATGTACTGACTTTAGATAAAAATATTAGCAACATTGAAATTGTGACAGGAAAAAGCAAAGACGAAGTAGTTCAACTTACTAATAAATTTAAAGAATTGGGAGCACAATTACATACGACTAATGTTGAAATGATGTCAGGATCAGAAGAACTTTTAAGGGCAGGTTATTCTTCCGAAGATACTAAAAAAATGATGGAACAATCAGTTATTGGGGCTAAAATATCTGGACAAACTACTCAACAAGTTTCAGAACAATTAATTGCGATAAAAAATGCTTTTAATATGTCAGCAGATAGTATGTCGCATGTAATTGACACATTCAGCAAAATGGATAATACTTCCAGCACAAGTTTTAAAGAGTTAGCAGATGCTATACAAAGAACATCTTATAATGCCCAAATGGCAAAAGTTCCGTTAGATACTTTGACAAGCTATATCACAACTGTAAGTGAAAAAACAAGAAGAGAAGCGTCCACCATAAACATACCTGTGGCTTAATAGAGTAATCTATTTCGAATAACTCATCTAAACGGGGAAGGCTAAGTTGCTAAAGCAATATGCTAACCTACCGTGCTAAATTAATTAGAATAATCTAATTATAAAAGCCTAACGACTATTATGTACACTCAAGTGAGTGGAAAAGGTGAGTATCCTATTAATTAGGATAGTGATATAGTCTCAACGTCTATGGAAATATAGAGAAGTTCATAAGAGAACTGACTAAATTATAACGAATTTAGTTGAAGAAAATGAGGAGAGTCTTTTAAAAGTATTTTTTCACGTTATGAAAATATTAAGCTTGGAGCAGTCGATGATGACGGAAAAACAATAAATGATACAGAAAAAATAATGAATAAAATTGGAATTAGTATAAGAACAAATAAAGGTGAATTTAAAGATTTCAATACTGTGCTTGAACAGTTTATGGGAAAGGTTAAATCTGGCTCGGTAAATCAAGTTGAAATGTTGGGTGCAGTACAAGCCCTTGCTGGCACGAGACAAAAAGAATCTTTATTAGCTCTTGTGGAAAATATGGATGCGTTAAAACAACATCAACAAGATATGGCTACTGCTACAGGTTCAGCAAAGAAAGCATTTGATGATGTTTATTCAAATTCATTAGATGCTAAAGTTAATGACCTTAAAAGGTCATTTGAAGGATTATATGAAAAAATATTAAGTTCTGATTCATTAAAGTGGTTAATCACAGAAGCTACTCAACTAGTAACTGCATTATCCAATATAGATGGGAAAACAATAGCTTTTATTGCAACTATAGGTGGATTGGTTTTAGTAATGTCTAAATTAGCTAAAATTAATAAAGAATTATTAGCATTAAAATCTATTGATGAAGCAATGGGATTAACTAAACTATTAGGATTAGCAACTGGAATTGGAGTTTTTGAAGGAGAAGTTACAGGATTAGGAGTTGCCTTTGGTTCACTTAAAGCTGGAATAGCAAGTGCTACAGAGTCAGCGATAGCTTTTATGGTTACACCATTAGGACTTACATTGGGAGCTTTGTCGGTAGTACTAGGACTAGTTGTAGGTGGATTTGTTGCATATGAGCAACACGAAAAAGCATTAACAGAGCAATCAAAATCACTTAAAACTGCACTAGACGGAGTAAACGAAAGTCTTAAAAATGGTGACACAAAAGGTGCTAGTGAAAATCTCGATAAGATTAAAAAAGAGCAAGATGAGTATAAGAAAATAATTGATTTAAAAAAAGATTATCAAGATAAATTGGCAAATGCAAGTGAAACTAAAATTGTCGGTCAATATGGTTTAACTGAGGCAGAACAATATAGGCAAATGATTAATGGTTTAGATAAACAACTTACTGAACATAAAAAAGTATTAGCCGATGCTGGAATTTCTGAAGAAGTTTTTGCTGAAGCACAAGCAAAAATAGTCAATCAAAACATCGTAGATAAGATAAAAGCAGAAACTAAAGCACAAGTTGAACATAGAGAAAATGTTGAAGCAAATACAGAAGAGTACAAAAAGTATATTTCTACTGTACAAGATTTATATTCTCAATATCAAAATTTATCATCTAAAGAAAATTTAAGTGCTGAACAAAAAATCCAATTAGCTTCTGTAGTAGAACAATTACAAGGAAAGATTGGTAACTTAAATACTGAGATGGATTCAAGTGGTAAAGTTTATATTACGAATACTGGATTAATTAGTGATTCAATCAGTTATTATAATAAAGAAGGAAATTCAGTTGAAGTTTTAACTCAAATAAAACTTAGTAATGCTAAAAATAGTGCTGAGTGGGAATATAATAATACCAAAATCACATATGAACAAACATTACAACGAATCAATGACTATAAAGCTGAAATCAATGCTATAAAAGAGTTAATGTCAGCTAGAATAAATTCAGCACAATCTGAAATAAATAATATACCTCAAAATGATTCAAACTCAGACCTTAAACAATCTCAAATAGAACATATGGCTTTACATGGAAATCAAATAGATAATAGTAAAATAAACTCTGTAAATGAACAGATAAATAAATTACAAGCAGGAAAAGATGCTATAGATAAATTGTATAATTCAATGACTATTCCTAATGGTAATGCTTCAAATCTTTCAGCACCATCTAATGGAGATTATATGCCTTCTGGTGGGGATTCTAGCGAGAAAAAAAAGGCAGAAAAAGAACTTGAAGATTCAGAAAAGAAAATGATAGATGATATAACTGATGCTTACAATAAAGCCAAAGATATTATATCAAATGATATTGAAGAAATAGATGCAAAGATAACTGATTTAGGTGAAGCTGATAACTCTAATTTTGTAAAAAGAGTAGATTATACAACAGATAAAATAAAAGCACAAGCAAAAGAAGTTGATTTAGCTAATGAACAATTGATGTCACTTGGAAATATAACTGTCACTACTGCTGAAGCACAAGAATCACTTGAGAATGCTACATTGAAGGCAAGTAAAGAATTACGAACACAGAAGTTGGAAGCAACTAAATTAACACAAGAGTTACAAAAAACTTTACAAGCACAAGAAAAATTAGTTATTGAACAAGAAAAAAATGTAGCTGAAGGTATTTTAGATGCAAATCAAAAAGAAAAAACTAAACAGTTAGAAGATTTAACGACCGCTACTGAAACCGCACATCAAGCCACTTTAGATTCATACGAAGCTGAATTAAAAGCACTGGAAAAAGAGAATGATGAAAAAGAAAAATCTAATGAATTGACTGAAAAGAAATTAGCATTAGCAGAAGCTGAAGCACAATTAGCACGTGATGAAAAACAAAGAAGTGTTCAAACATTAGTAGAACAAAAAGACGGTTCATTTCAATATCAATATGTTTTAGATCAAAAGACTGTAAATGATGATAAAAAAGCAGTAACAGATGCAAAAAAAGATTTAGCAGATACTAAAGCAAAACAAGAATTAGAAGATGCTAAAGCAGTAATAGAAGCGAAAAAAACTGCTGAGGATGAATTATATAAAAAGCAACAAAAAATACTTAAACAACATTCAGACGATATAAAAGAAGAACAAGAAAGAGAAAAGAAAACTTTAGATACTTATTATTCTGATATTGAAAAATTAGCTAAGGATAGACTGGCTGAATTAAGTCAACAATATGGAGATAACTGGGATGCAATAGCAAAAACTATTGAAACGAAATTAAAAGAAACCCAAGCTAAATTTACTGCAATGACTACCATTCAAAATACTTGGGGAGACAAAGGACTTCAAGAAGCTTTAAAAGATGGCGATGGTTTAGACAATTTTAATAATTATATAATCAAAAATAAAAACAATATAACAAAAAATTCGAATACAGATATAAGTGAAATAGCTAAAGAAATACAAAACATTAAAGATGCTCAAAACGATGTTAAAAACAATACTATAGAATCAGATGATATTATAAGTTATACATCTGATAGTAAAAATAGTATAAGTAAAGTTGTTGAAAGTGATTTGGCAAGTTTAAAATCACAATTTACAACATTGCAAGATACTAATAAATCTATTGAAGATGAATATGATGCACATTATAAAAAACTAGCAGATAAACAAATGGTGGCACAAAATGACCAACAAACAAGTTTAAAGAATTTTGCCGAGACATATTCTAAATTCACTGATAAATTCTTAGAATTAGTGCAAATGGTATATGATTATAGATTTACTAATATTGTTAGTATTGGAAAAGCATCTACAGATTTGATAATGCAAGCCTTAATTATATGTGAAGAAAGTTTTGAGAAGATAACAGAAATTTGGAATAAGACTCATGCAGAAGAAGACTGGATTAGTAATATTGATATATCATCAATTGTAGCAGATATGGATGCATTTAAGAAGTCAGTAAGTGATAATATTAGCAATAAAGCAAGTTTATACGATAACAATAACAATCCTTTATATAGTGAATCAGCAAGGTCAAAATATGTAGATACTAGTGCTTATGCTAATCAATCAGCTTATACATTAGGTAATTCTAATTTACTATCACCTATCTCAACTAATACAACTAACAATAATTCTAACGAAAAGACTATTTATCAGACTACAGTTCAAAATGTTAATGTTAATGCAGATAATGCTAAAGAATTTTTTAATAGTGTAGTTGATATGGTTGATAGTATAACCAATTTATCAAAGTAATAAATATAAAATAGGTAGAGATTAATTTCTCTACCTTATATTATGAATAGAGGTGAAATTTAAATGTCAGAACTAATAACTGCAAAAAGATTAGTTGACGCAATGAAAAAACACGCAAATAACGCAATATCAAACGATGCAATAACAAAAATACATCAAATGGGTGTTGTAACAGAAGTTCCAATAGATGGAACTCACATTTATACTATCGAAATTAATGATGAAATTTTTAAAATACCATGTAGGAGTGATTTGAATCTATCAATTGGAAACATTGTAATAATTATGTGTTTTAATGGAAATAAAAGTCAACGTTGGATAATAGACAAAAAAGATTGGACAAGTTGGTAAATAAATTATACTTTAAAAGGTGGTGATATATTGGTAGATACTAATATGAATCAAAACAATCAATATTTAGTTTGCAAATCAACAAATAGAACAGTAACATGTAGAATTGATTTATTAAATGAAAATTTTAATAAAGTATCAAGTTTGGAAGGAGATATAATAACAGGTTCAATTTCCTTAAAAAATGATGGACAACTTAGAAGAGATGGATCATTAACTTTAATAAGTTCTAAAGACTTAAACACAGATTATTTTAAAATTAGTTTACGTAATTATGTACAAATTTTTATAATAGTACAAGATGATTTAAATACAGATATTAAAGCAGAATTTAATTTAGGAATATATATATTTAATAGTCCAGACATTAAATTAAGTTCAAAAGAAAGAACAATATCATTAACTATATGTGATATAATGAATCTATACAATGGAACTTTTGGTGGTAGTCTTCCCTTATCTCTTATTTATACATCAGATTTTTTAATCACAACTATTTTATATAGTTTATTAAATGATACTGAAAAAATGAATTATAATAAGAAAAAAATAGAACCTTTAACGTATACTATTGGAAGTGAACAAACTTACAGTGCTGACAACACATATGGAGATATTCTTAAGGCAATGCAGGAGTTTTATTTAGATACGGAAATATTCTTTGATGAAAATGGTTATTTTTGTTATCAAGAAATTAAGGATAAGACCACCGATTTAGCAATTGAATCACTAAATCAAGATGAAAGAATTATATCTATTGATTATAAAAAGAATTTTGAAAATCTTAGAAATAAAATAAAAGTATTTGGTGCTACTGTAACTAACACAACTGATACTTCTACACATAAATATTTATATGAGATGGTAAATGATACAGGAACTCCTTTTTCAGTAGATAAAATAGGAGAACATAGAAAGACATATGTAGACGAAAAACTATATACTGATGATCAATGTAAAAGTAAATGTAAATATTATTTAAGAAATGCTAGTAATTTAGCAGAAATAATAACTATGGAATTAATACCTATATATCATTTAGTTCCAAATAGAATTATTGAAATAAATTATATAGCTGATGACCTAATTATTGATGGTAGATGGTTAATAGATAGTGTTAATTTTGATTTAAAACCTAATGGTCTTCAAACTATAGAATGTCATAAAATTTATCCTATACCTAGTGTTTAAAAGAACTTAGTATTATGTATTAAGTTCTTTCTATGAAATTATTAATATTATTATGTAATTATACCAATATACTACAAATTGTGGTATAATATTCTAAGAGATATGATTATATAATAATATTAATAAGGGGTTGGATATAATGATAAAATCTATAAGAAAACTAATATCTTTAGGAATAATAGCAAGTTCAATAAGCATATTACCTTTGACTGGAGCAAGTGCAGAATGGAAACAGGATTCAAACGGTTGGTGGAATACAGAAGGAAGTAGTTATTCTGTAGGTTGGAAACAAATAGATTCAAAATGGTATTACTTTAATAACAATGGATACATGGTTACAAATACCGAGGTAAATGGATATAAAATAGATAATAATGGAGTTTGGATTCAAAATACTGAAACTAATTCCAATAATATTAGTAATAGTGTAGAAAGTACTATAACCACTAATAGTAATAATATGACTAATTTAACGAACAACACTGATAATAGTGTTAAAAATGATGCGAATGTAACATTAAATAATACAGGAGTAATTAATGCTAATACAACTAATAATGTAAATGTAAATATAGAAGAAGATAATTCGTATCAAAAACAACTTGTAAAAATTCAAAAAGATAATGATAAAGCAACAAATGCTTATTATCAAAAAAGGTTAGACGATTCTAAAGCTGATTTAGCTAATGCCAAAGCGCAACTAGAAAGAATAAAAAATCAAAAGAGTGTTCAAACATTAGTAGAACAAAAGGATGAGTCGTTTCAATATCAATATGTGGTTGATATAAAAGAACAACAAAAAGCACAAAATGCAGTAGATAGTGCACAAAGGAATGTAGATTATTATTCAAAATTAATAAAGTAAGATTATAATAAAAGAATTGGATAAATTTACTGAGTCTTTTATTATGTATAAAAATAAATAAATTAATGAAAGGTTGTGAATAATGATGATATTGTGGAATAAAATTGGTAGTTATTTCGGGAGTCAACCATTATCAGATAATTGCTATACTGGAAAACAATTTAATGTATTGGAGTTAAGCAATGGAATATATGATGAAGTTAAAATAGATGAAACTTTAGGTAGTAAGAATATAGTCGATAAGGAAATTTGGTCTATCAATACAATTTTTCAATGGAAAGCATTAAACAATCTTTCTGCCGGTAATATTGATATGGTTCAAAATTTACCTATACAATATCTATTATTTGAAAGACAAGAACAAGGTAGCTTAAGATGGGAGCAGATGTGTAAAGTTCCTTATATAAAAGGTACTGAAAATTATACTCTTAAGGATTATTTTATAAAAAATAACATTACTTATAACTTTAGATTTTCACCGATGACACAAAATGTTATTGGTGTAGGTATATCAGCTTCAGTAAAAACTTCGTATGATAGATTATTTTTAAGTTCCACAGATATGAACGTCAATTGTGGATATGACCTTGTAGTAGGAGATGTGACTACAGTTAATAATTCTACAATTATAGAAACCCTAGTAGGTAAATATCCTGTTGTATTAAACTCTGCAACAAAATACCGTAAAGGAAAAATTAGTTGTACTTCTCTATCTACAGAAACCTTAGATAGTTATGGCAATATAAGCCCTAGTACAATTGAGGCAGAAAATGTATTAAATCAAAAGATAGAAGATTTTTTAACTGATGGAAAACCAAAATTAATGAGATATAATAATTTATTTATAGTAGTAAAAATACAAAATCCTACAAGAGTAACGGACAGTAATCATTCAGTATTTTCAATATGGGAATGGAGTTTTGATTGGATTGAAGTTGCTGAAAACGACCTACAATCATTATTAAAAAATAATTTAACTTATAATGTTGATTCAAGTACGACATAAACAAATTAATATAGAAAGGAGGAACTGATAAGAGTGGCTATTACCGAAAAAATTGGAACACTTTATATGAATGGTGTAAAAGTTAAATTTACTGGGGATACTAGAACACAATATATTTTAAATGCACCATTAGAAATAAGAAATAAAGATACAGATTCTGATTATACAATAGAATTTTTACGTTTTTCAAATGGAGTAAAACAGTATTTAGTATCAACAAATGTATTATTAACTAATATTTCATATGATGATTTAAGTAAGCAAGGACTTGTTTCAGGACAAGTTATCAGTATAGATGGACAAAAATATAAAATACGTCTAATGAGTGCTGGTACAACTACAAGAATAAATGGAGATAATTATTCAAAGGCAAATCCAACTACAAATGAATGGGATACTTATTTATTAAATGAAATTGGATTATCTACAACTCCCACACCTAATGGTCAAGACTTAAGTGGTAGTTATACCAATGAAACCATAATTACGTCAATAACTAATAATATTTGGCATTGGAATAAGATTGGAAGTTTAAGCAGTAGTAAAGTTGGATATGATGTAACAGTTCGTGGTAACTTAAGTGCTAGTTATTTTTCTACTATTAATCAATTCGCAAGGTCATCTACTGTAGGTTGGAGATTATGGCTTGAAATTTATAATGAACCAAGTACAATATCGGGACAAGATAAATATTTAAATAGCTATACATCTTCATTTAAACAACCATACATTATTTATGATGGTGATGCAGATTTAATGAATATAGAAGAATATGTAGATAATACACTAATTAGAAAACTAGAAAATGAAACTACAGGATTCAATTCATCAGTTGATTTGTCATCTGTATGGGATTCATTATCTTATAATATTCATACAATTACTATAAAAGTTATAGATTCTTTTGGAAATATAGTATCAAGAATCTATAGTTTTAATAAGATACAAATAATAAGTGGAGAATCAACATCGTTAACAAAGCCACTAATAGTAACAACCAATAATAGTGGAATATTAGAACCTATTAATGCACTTGTTGAAAATTCAATACCATTTAGAGTAGTTGGTGGAGATATATGTTATTTTAATGAAGTGAATATATCAACAAATGACTCAGACCAAACAGTAGTATATAATAGAAAATTAGAATCTTTTGATTTTGAATCACCTATATTGAAAAATTCACTTATAAATGGTAAAGAATATCAAGTTAAAATAAGAACATATAATGATTCAAACCAATACAGTGCTTGGTCAAATATATGTTTGATTAAAACTTTTAGTCCAGCGAATATAATTATAAATGGAATTATTAATGGACAAATAACTACTCAAAATCCATTAATAACAGCAAGTTTTAGTCAAAGTGATACTTATTTAAATAATGGAACATCGGTAACCACTTCAGATACATTATATAGTTATCAATTCTACTTAATTAAAGATGGACAAACTATTACTGAAAGTCCAGTATTAACTGATGGATTATTACAATACCAATTTTCTTCATTAGAAAACAAGACTAATTATATAATTAAATTAATAACCTTAACTAATGGAAATGTTCAAACTATTACAGAAGAAAGTTTTTATTGTTTGTATCAACAATCAAGAATGACAGCACTATTTGAAGTTAAGCCTGAAAAATCAACAGGTTCAGTAGTTTTAAATGTCTATGCAAAGCAGATTCGAGGTAGAATAGAATATGGTGAAATTCAATTTATTGATGGAGAGTGGTGTTCTCTACATGATGGAACAATAATATTCGATGATCAAAGTCCTTTTAAAGTTGAAAATGACTTCACAATGAAAATATGGGCAAGAGACCTAGAAGATAGTAATGTTATGCTTTTAAAACTTTCAAATGAAGTAGGTTATATTGAATTAACTAGATATGGAAATATGTTTTGGATTTCTAAGTGGGTACAAGGTGTAAAATTATATACTAAATATTCACTAATTAGTGGAGATATTCATTCAGAAGACGAATTCTTTTTTTATATTCAACATATAGCCGATACAGGATTAATGAATTTTGAAGTAACAAGAATTACAAATGGAACAACTACGTGGTATACGAAGCAAACAGACAATGATTTACCCCCATCTATAGCAAATACAACTTATAATTCTTATGATAAAGAAGATGGATTCTTAACCAATTTATCAGATGGATTAAAAAGTTTAATTATTCCTGTTAGTGTAGACGGAGTTAATACAAAAGTTTATTTACCTTCAAAAGATGATTTGATAGGTAATAATGCTTATACATTATTTAAATATATTAGACCAAATGAAGATATAAATTATGAAGAAACAAGAAGTGTATTAGGTGAATATGTATTAGGAACAACTTTGCTAAGTAGTGAATCTGATAATAGTAATCTGAGTGTAAGAGTTAAAAATAATTATATAGGAAGTAATCCATTGAATATTAAATACAAATTATTAAATTATTCAAATTCAAGTATAGATATATATGAAAAAATAGATGATATAACATTTAATATCAGAAAAAATATATATAAACCTACTGATTTAGCAAATGAATATATTATAGATTTAACACCATTATGGAGTAGTATTACATATGGTACACATACTTTAAAAATAATTATAGTTGACAGTAATGGATATACCTATACAAAAGAATTAACTTTTGGTAAAGCATCTAGTAAAATAGGCATTTTAACTCAATCTGCAATAGATAAAAACACTGATAATGCGTTAGCTTTAACTAAAGAACAACCTTATAAATATTATACAAGAACAGTAGATTCTACTGATGGTAATAAATTAAATATAATTAATTCTGATGATACTATTGCAAGTGAATATCCTAATGCTATGAATATAGGCGAAAGAGTAGTATTCAACCTGCCTTTAGGTACAAGATGCACTACTTATAAAGATCCGATTGATAATTGTTATACAGTTACAACTAAATTAAATAATATATTTATAACTCAAACATTAGGCGAATTAAAAGTAGGAGATAAGATAAAGGAATGTTTTTCAACTTATGCAGATGAGAATATAGAATTTATAATAGTTAATAAAAATGAAAATATGGTTACATTGATGACAAATATAATATCTATAAAACCATTTGATGTAGCCGAAAGTGTTTTAGTAAATGGTGATGCTATTTGGAATGATAGTAATATAAAACAATGGCTAAATAGTAATGATATATTAGTTAGGAGAAAATAATCTCTCCTAACTTTTTTGTTGTGCAAATTAATAAAAAGAGGAGAGATTATTTATGGCAACCACAGAGTATTTTAATAATACTAATTATAAAAATTATACTAAATTTACTCAAGAAAATAATCTGACATTAGATGATGACATAATTGTAGTACAAGATATAAGTGCTGAAGATATGATTAAAATGGATAGACTAGAGTTTTTGAGTAAGAAAATATACCCAACCGAAGCAGAGAAATCAGAAATGACTCAACTTAAAGTTGATTTGATAACTTATATGCCAACTGCTAATACAATAAATAAAATAGGTGGTATGTTATATGGAATGCAAGTCTACTTAAAAGAAGGAGTAGTAATATTTATTAATCAACAAAAGCAAGAATTAATAGATATAGTAAATAACCACAAATATATGGGTATATATGTACCTTTGACTAATTATGCACAAGGTAATATGGTAATGTTTGATGGATATGGATTCATAAGTAAGGTCAATGAAAACATAGGACATACTCCAAATAAAGAAGCAATAGATGATGGATATTGGATTCGTTTTACTATAAAAGGAGAAAAAGGAGACCCATCTTTAAACATATATATCAAAAAAGGTGCTGACGGTAGTGGAAATTTTGATAATACAATTACATATAACACTGGAGATGCTTGTATATATGACCATAGATTATATTATTGTATAAAAGATAGCACAGTAGGAATAAACCCAACAGATACTACAAAATGGGCTTTTGGAGAAAAAATATGGATAGGGACTAACGCCCCGATTGACCATAGTGTTATATGGTGGGATACTACTATTGGTCAAAACGTATTTAAAAGATATTCTGATAATAATATATGGGTGGGGCAAAATGTAAAAGCAACTGACGTAACTATTACAGATAGTGGAAATTATTTTACAATAAAAACTACCGAAGGTGCATTAGCTCAAATGGGTTTAAAGCTAAGTTATTTTACAGAAGTTAGTGGAAAATTATACTATAAAGGAAGTAAGGTAGGTGCAACTGTTGCAAGTGAAATATCATTACCTGCAATAAGTGGTCTAACAAGTGATACGAATATATATGATGGAATGCAAAAGCTTTTTACACTTGCCAATAACGGGAAAACAAGTATTGCTGGAGTTGTTGGCAATGTAACTGGCAGTAATACACATACAGAAATAGCTAATGAAGTTCAAGTAGATAAGAATATATTAGTTAGTAATTTGAATAACAAAGGAATTATTGTAAGCAGTAGTGATACTTTAAGGAATTTATCAAATGCAGTAAGTAACATAACATTATCAAGTATGGGTGGAACAAATTATGCAACCGGTCAAATTTCACATGTATACGGAACAACAGATACAGTTAATTTTCCTTTTACTGCTAGTGTTGTCAGGCTTGTGGAAAATAGTTCACCTGCTTTATCATATATATGTGTACCTGGTATGAGTAATAATTTTTATATGCACATGACAAATTCGTCATTTACACAATATACAAGTAATGGTTCATCTATTGCAATACAGTCACTTGTCGGTACTGGAACATTCACATACTATGCGTATAAATAAAATATAGAAACTCAAATAAAAATTAAATCGGTATTAGATATTTGTATATTTATGATATAATTACAATTTATACTAATTTAATAGTAAGTGATATTTCAAAAAAGGTATAAGTATAAATAGCATGTAAAATAAATTAAGAGAATTAAGATTACCTATGTACTTAAGACGTTTAAGATAAGTGACATTTAAATTATAATTTATTGAATACAAATATACAAAAGATATAAAAGTATTAAATCAATGTTGATTAACCTATGATGTTAGCTTAGATTAAGTAAATTTAATAATGAATTAATAAAAAGACTTAGAGTTAGATTTATTCTCTAGGTCTTTTATTATGTAAAAAATACAAGAAAGAAAGGAATGAGTTTAAAATGGCAGATATAATTTTAGACCAATTAGGACTTAAAGCAGGTGATATATTTAAACAAAGTGACGTCGAGAAAATTGATTCAAACGCGACTAAAACTCAAGATGCAATTAATTTAAATTCTAATAAAATTGGAGTTTTAACTACAAATGGAATAACTGAACCAGACTTAGCTACCGCAATAAAAAATGATCGTTCGCAATTGTCCCAAAAAGCGAGTCAAAGTGATTTAACTATTACTAACACAAATGTAGCAAATAATACTGTAAATATAGCATTAAAATCAAATACAATAGATTTAAATACACAAAAAACAAGAATAGATAATTTAGTAGCTACTTCAAGTACTCCATTCTATCAAAAATGTATAAGTACAGATACAGGAGCTTTACTAGTAGTAGCAAGTGGTGCAACTACAGGACAAATAAACATTGCAAGTGTTACACCATTAGCAACAGGATATACATCAGTAGTAGGTGATTATGTTAGATTAGTATATGGAGTATCTAGTGGTAGTTCAGAATTAATAGATGCTAGAACTAGTATTGATGGTATCGCTTATTCTACAGTTGGAAATGCTGTAAGAAATCAATTCAAAAAAACAAATTATAAATTTAATAAAATATCACAACAAGGATATGAGACAACTGCAAATACATTTAAAACAACAGGATTTTCAACATCTGTTAATTTTATTGGATTTGGTACATGTTTAAAAGGAATTAGTGATATATCAAGAATAAAAGCAATAATATATAGTAATAATGCAGGTATAGCTTATTGTGAAATTCTAGATGGTTCGTTAAATAGAATCGCTATAAAAAGTACCAGTGTTACTGCTCTTAATTCTAAATTTACAGTTTTTGATTTTGACTATGTTGATACTTCTAGTGGAGACGTATGGGTAAGATTTTATGGAGACGGAACATTAATACCCTCAAGAAATAGTGATGGAATCAAAATAGCTGATAATATTTCTACAATTACAAATCCATATATGTATTTAAATACAAGTGCGACATGGATTACAACTAATCAGCCAGCATATACTATACCTTTTAGAATTGAAGAAAAGAATTATGGTGTTGAAAATACAATAACCGTAAATCAAGATGGGACAGGAGATTTTATAAGTATTGTTGATGCAGTAAAATCTGTAACAGATTCAAGTGAAACTAATGTCTATAATATTTATATTTCAGAAGGCACTTATGATATTATGGCTGAATGCGGGGGTTCAACATGGCTTGCAAATATAAATGCAAGTAATGGAGAATTACAGGGTTTATTGTTACCTGATTATGTAAATTTAATTGGTGTAGGCAATAAAAATTTAGTAATACTACAAGGGCATATTACTGACAATGAAGCCACATTGACAAATACAACTGCCATATCAACTTTGAATTTACAACATAATAACAGAATTGAGAATTTATCAATATCAGCATACAATCAAAGGTATGCAGTGCATGATGAAACGAACAATCTTTATCATAATATAAAAAGAGTATTTAAAGATTGTATAATAGAACATCTGGGGAATACTACTGGTATGTGGGGAAGTTATCATGCTTTAGGTTGTGGTACAGGAAGTAATGGAAATTATGAATATGAGAATTGTATATTTAGAGATAAAGTAACTCCATTTTTGATGCATACGAATTCTAATCAAAAACCTAATAAACTTCATTTTAAAAATTGTACTTTTATTGTGTGGAATCAAAATATTGCAATGAAATTAACATCCACCAATGCTAATTTAAAACATTATTGTATTTTAGATAATTGTCAAATTAATGGTTCTATTCAAATCGATGGTGATTATTGGGAAGTATATGGTGGTGGAAACAGTCCAAGAATTAACTATTTGACAAATGCAACTATAAATAATATACATATGTCTGATGAAACTGTATATCTTATCAACGCAGATTCAGTAGCAATATCAAAAGGTAAACCAGTAAGATTGTCTGAAAATGGAGTATGTTCAATGTTTTCGGCTACATCATTAGGACATCAATTTTATGGAATAGCATTACAAGATATTGCAGTAGGTTCATGGGGATATATCCAAATAAAAGGATTTGTAGATATAACAGGTCTAGTTACTGGGACAAGCGATGGTAGCAGAATTGGAATTACAACTGGTGCTTTAGCTGTAGTAACAACGGATTATTTTATTGGTACTGCAATGTCTTATGTAGGTAATCTATATATGCGATTAAAATAATGCATTTAAGGTTTAATTTACAAAATATTGAAATAAATCAACGAAACTGGTATAATATTTTAGAGGTGTAAAAATTATGAATGTAAAAAAATATTTTAAATATGCAACAAGGTTTGCTAATAGTATGTCCGTTAAAAATCCATTCAAATCAAAAAACAATATATTTTATGTTGGTAAAGATGAAGAATATAAAACCCTAAAGTCAGGTATAGAACAAGCTACAAGATATATAAATTCTGTGTTGTGCGTATACGACGGCGTATATGATTTATATGAAGAATTTGGAGCAGAATATTTTACAAAATTAAACCAAAATAGTAGTAATCGTGAAGGTCTATTGTTAAAAAACAAAGTTCATATTATTTTTTCTAAGAATGCTAAAGTTATTTTTAATTACAAGGGTGAAAATGAGTATGTTAAAACAAAATTTTCGCCTTTTAATGCAGGCGATTATGGATTTACTCTTGAAAATGTTAATATTGAATGTAGTAACTGTCGCTATTGTATGCATGATGAAATGCATTCTAGTTTATTCTCATATGACAACATTTATATAAATTGTAGAATGGTTATTGATAACACAGATAATAAAGTATGGAAAGCTGGACAGTGTATAGGGGGTGGTTTGGGATATAAAGGGAATATAATTATTTCAAACTCATGCTTTTATACAAAGTCGCCTCTTTTGATTTCTGGGCATGCGGTCACATATCATAATCGGGTTGGACGATTACCTACAAACTGCAAAATAGTTATTAATAATTGTAACTTTGAAAAAAATAATACATTCATATTTTATTCATGTGGGAAACATAAAGATATAAGCCATGCTATTTTGTATAATAATAATTTCGGATATGAGCCAGAAAATGTTATTAATGTTGGGAGGGTAAAAAATACTGAAATTATACAAAATGAGAATATTATACACAATATATAGTAATGATATTAGTAAGTTGCACAATGGAAAAATATGATGTACAAGTGGTTTGAAAGAAGATAAATTAATTACCTTCTTTTTCTTTAACTTAAAATGGACTTTTTAACAAGAGTTTTGAGAGACAATAAGATTGTTATGTAAAGTAAAGTATGCTAGGAACTTAATGCGTAGTTTATCTATAACTTAAAAATCAATAGGAACGGTAATTTTAAGGGCTTGAATGAAATACTTCAAGCCTTTTATCATGTAAAAAAATAATAATATGAAAGGAAGTAATGTAAAATGGACACACAATTACAAAGTCAAATTATTAATGAGGGGATAAAAGTATTAGAAATTATTTTATTTATAGGGGGACTTGTTTTTACTGCTTATAAAACTAAAATTAAGGAATATTTATTGACAAAGATATCCAATATTAATAATCAAAATATTAGAACTTTAGCAAAAGATACATTAGAAGTTGTAGATAAATTAATAACAACGGAAGTTACTAATGCGGATGTAGTTTTAAAACCAGCAATTATACAAGCTATAAGTGATGGCAAAGTTACTACTGATGAACTAACATCATTAAAAGGTGTTGTAAAAGATAAAGTATTAACTCAACTTTCAAAAGATTCAAAAGACGCTTTATCATCTACAATTACTAATTTAGATACTTATTTAGATTCTTCAGTAGAAACCATATTGGCGAATTTAAAACTTGATCCAACAAGTGTAGTTAGTAAAACAGTTATTTCAACTACAGAAGTTTCAAAAGAAAAATCAATTGAAGTTGAAAATTCAGCAAGTTCAAAAATAGTAGTAGACAATCCAGAAAATACCCAAGAAATAGGTGCAACTGTTAACCCAGTAAGTTCAGTTGTTCCACAATAGGAGATGATTTAAATGGCAAAATGGCAATGGTGTCTAGTTGATGATAATAATAATCTATTAACTGGTTGGCAAAAGATAGGTGATTATTGGTATTATCTTAGACCTAATGGTGTGATGGCTAGTGGCTGGTTACAAGACCCTTCAAATAGTAAATGGTATTATCTTGATACAAATGGACAAATGAGAACAAGTTGGATTCAAGATGAAGGATTATGGTATTACTTAGATAGTTCAGGTGCTATGTATAGTAATGGTGTATATACAATTGATGGAAAAGAGTATACTTTTAGTTCCAAAGGAGTTTGGCAAGATGGAAGTTCTTTATTATCTGATTCAGGAGCTGAATTTATCGGTTCATGGGAAGGGTTGTATTTAAATGCTTATGAAGACCCTTATTATATAGGTAATCAATCATGGTGGACTATTGGATATGGAACTACATATGCAGTTACGCCAAGTGCATTTCCAAATGGTTTAGACTCTACATGTACTAAAGAACAAGCTATTAATTGGCTTAAAGATGAAGCTAAAAATTGTGCAGAGACAATTAAATCCGATTTAGATAATAAAGGTGTTACATTAACACAAAATGAAATGGACGCATGTATATCATTTGCTTATAATTGTGGTTCTAGTGCTTTGTTGGGTTCAATTTTTTACAAAAATGTAGTTGCAGGAGTAAGAAATAGTGTTACACTTACAACAAATTTACAAGCTTGGAGTAAAGCAAATGGAGTAACAAGTGCTGGACTACTAAAACGTAGAAATTCAGAAGCTAGGTTATTTTTAAATGCTGATTATAGTGGTAATTGTTAATAAATTAATAAAATAATTCTTTTAAAGGCTTAGGGATATTCTCTAGGTCTTTTTGTTATGTAATTATACTCTACGAGGTTTTCATGCTTACGCATGATTTATTATTTCAAATCAAAGATTTTCATAATAAAAATTGATTTTATTATCTTAATGGTATTCATCTATAAGGTGAACAACTAAAAATAATAAAATATAAAAAGGAGTGTATTAAATTATGAAAACAGTGTTTAGTTATAAGGACTTAGGATTAGCTTCCTATATTATCACCAATGGAAATGGATTCAAAGGAATAGAAATAAAGTATTCAAAAAGATTTAATGAATTCAAAATATACGTTCAAGTAGAAGGTGAAAAAGAACAGTTAATTAAAATGAAAAACTATTATGAAGAAAATAAAATAATGATAAATAAAACTAAAACAATACAAGACATGATTGTAGTCCTATCGGACAGAGTTGAAAGAATTCTGAAGAATGAAGAAGACAACAGTACTGAAAGTTAGTAATAGCCTAGAGTGAGTTGACATATAAAGTTGACTATCGGACACACCTGTCATTAAGTTGGACATAGGTGTCCTAATTGAGAAGGAGGTGCATTTAAATTATGCAAGAAATAGAAATATCAGATTATATAAAAGAATTAAATAGCCAGTTTATAGAAGCTATAGGAGGTTCATATTGTAAAATAAGTACTGGAGAATTGTTTACACAAACTGAGGTAAATAAATATGTAAAATTAAAAATAGAAGAATATAATACTTTGTATATTGCTTCGGTTAGAAGTATAGCAGATAAAGAAGGTATAAATTTAGACCAACACTTAATTAATAATAGAAGTAAAAAGAAGACTAATAAGAAATTAAAAGAAAGATATGATGGTGGAGAATTTAATATGGTATATAGAGAAAGGTTAGGTGATATTATGGCTTTAAAATTAAATGCTACAGAAAAGGGAGTATGGTACTCTTTAGGAGAATTATGTACATATCCTACTAATACAGTTATGATTGGTGGTAATATTCCTTCTTTTGAAGATATAGCAGTTTATATTGGAATGTCAGAAAGAAATCTAAGGAGATATTTAAAAATTCTTGAAGATAAAAATTTAATGAAAATGAGTCAATGTGGTTACAAAAAATCTATAGTGATTAATCCAGAATATTATGCAACAGGAAAAGAATTGGATATTGATACTTTGAAACTATTTGATTTAGTTGAATGTGATGATGATAAAATAAATGAGAATTTGTAAATAAATTAAAAATAAAAGGAGTGTATTTAATTATGCAAAATAAGATAATTGATTGTGGAATATATAAAATTATAAATAAAATAAACGGTAAACTTTATGTGGGTAGCAGTAAACATATTCATCAAAGATGGGACGAACATGAAGAAATGTTAGTGAATAACAGACATCATTCTATAAAGCTTCAAAGAGCGTGGAATAAGTATGGTAAAGATAATTTTAAGTTTGATATAATTCAAGAATGTAAAGAAAGTGAATTACTAGATGTTGAGCAAAGATGGATAGATGAATTAGATTCATTTAAAAATGGTTATAATTGTACCAATGATACAAAGAATCCATTTAAAGAATATGATAAGACCAATAAAGAAGAAACTTTGGAAAAATATCATAATATATTACTAGAAATGAAGCAAGGAATTTATTTAATAATTACTGAAAAAGCATATTATGAAAGAATGTTAGAAAAAACGAATAAAAAAACATATGACTATAAAAGAATAGCAACTATTATGTATTGGTTTAAAACTAATTTTGATATATCTAAATATATTCTATATATAGATATTAAGGGTAAAAAGACAACAAATATAAATATACAGATATGGGATATGAAACAAAACAAATGTTTATATGATTATATAGAAAAAACGAAAACAATATATTATATAGGAACTGTGTTAAAAGGAAGAAGTGAAATAATAGATAATACATTTAAAATTGATAAAGAAAATCCATTTTATAAATATAACTACATAGGAAAAACTTTTAGCTTAGATATGGACAACATAACATATTTGGTAAATGATGATATTAGATTGTATTTTGAGTATATTTATCATAGAAATGCTTGTGAATTGCATTTTAAAAGTAGTAAAACTGGAAAAGTTATTTTTGATGATGAAATAAAAATAGAGTATACAAATTATATTGATATTTTAAAAACTATTTATATAGAACAGTATAAAAATGTAAAAGATACAATAAACGAAATATTACAAAATTTATATAATATTGTTTTAGATAAGAATCAAATAAAGTCCATAGAACAAAATTTAAAACAATATAGAATATATGGCGAGTTAAAGAGTATCTGTAAAGAATACAATTATAAATATAAAACATCAAAAGGTACTATTATTATTTATAATTAACAATTATAAATATAGAAAATTGGGGTAATTAAAATGAGTATAAATGATTTAAAAAATGACAAAGGTGTTTATATAATTATTGATAGAAATAGAAGTGATGAAGAAAATATTGTCTATAAAATTGGATTTAGTAATAAGGTTAGAGACAGGATTAAAAGTATATCAAAAACATTTGAATTTTTAGGCTCAAAAGCAGATATAGAAGTATTGTCAGTAATTTATTGCAATAAGCCAAGACAATTAGAAACTACACTACATAAGTGTTTAAGGTGTTACAAATTATTGGACAAGCATGAATTCTTTAAAAGTACAGAACAAAAATTGTGTGAACGCCTTATGATGTTAGGCACTTTATCAAGATACAATTAATAGAATAATAAAAGGAGATTAGAAAGAAAACAAGTCTAGTCTCTTTTTGTTAAATGAAAATTAATATCAAACAGTTGCTAAAATTCATCTTTTAACAACAGTTGTTTTCATAAGGCTTGTTAAAAATTAGTAAGTCTTAAAAAATAACTGTTGCAAATATTATAAAAGAGTCAACTAAACGAATAAAAATATAAAGGAGGAATTAATTATGGGATTTGATGAAGTACAATACGCTTTAGGTAAAAAAAATAGAAAAGTAACATTGCCGAGTAATACA